ATGTGTGTAGAGTTTGTGCAGAACTTTTTTAGATATGATTTAGATATGATTACAATGGCAATTTGCGTGCAGAAGCAGCGCAGGGACGGGTACTGGCCCGTTTACATCAGGGTGACGCAAAATCGAAAGAGAGCGTACATCAAGACATCGAAGATGGTTAATGACAAAGGACTCAATTCCAAGAAAGAAGTACGGGACCCGTATGTTGTCCGTTCTCTTTCCGATACCATTGCGGAGTACTATAACCGCTTGAATCGAATGAACATTAACAACTGGGATGTAAAACAGATTGTGGAATTTATTCTGCATTCAGACGAGGATGTATGTTTTTCTGATTACTGCAAGAAACATATATCGCGTCTGATTGAGAACGGGCAGGAGAGAACTTCAAAGAACTACAAACTCGCCCTGCAAAGTATGGAATTGTATGCCGGTACAAACAAGATTATGTTCTCGGCCATAACGGTGGCTTTCCTCAACGCCTGGATCAAGTCGATGGAGAAGACGCACAGAGCAAAGGAACAGTACCCGGTTTGTATGCGGCAAGTGTACAGGGCTGCAATGAAGGAACTCAATGATGAGGATGCAGGAATAATACGAATCAGTCACAACCCGTGGTTGAAGGTGGAGATTCCGTCTGCCGACAGGACAGAGAAACTTGCAATCACGCCAGAAGCGTGCCGGGCATTCTTCTCTGCCCCTTTACCGGAGAGTAAATTCAAAATCCCTCTTACCGAGCTGGGACGAGATGTGGCGAAGATGATTCTCTGTCTGGGTGGCATTAACACGATAGACATCTACCAGTTGAGTAAGACAGACTACTATGACGGCATCATACATTACAAACGGAGCAAGACAAAGATGTTCCGCGCAGACGAGGCGTATATGGAAATGAGGGTTCCGGAGTTAATCAAGCCGTTGTTCAATAAATATGCAGCATCCCAAGATGACCCGATGTTGTTTTGCTTTCACAAGAGGTACACGACATCAGACAGCTTCGGTGCGAATGTGAATGCTGGAATCCGGGAAGTCTGCAAACTCATCGGAATCCCGAAGGAGGAAAGATATTGCGCATATACATTCAGACATACTTGGGGAACTATCGCACAAAACGACTGCAATGCATCCATTGCGGAGGTTGCTTTTGGGATGAACCATTCCGCCGGTTTTCGGGTGACACGAGGTTATCTCAAAATCAATTTCGAGCCAGCTTGGGAACTCAATGAAAGAGTTGTTGATTATATTTTCTTTTCTGAAGGGACTTCACATCGTCTCGAAAAGGCAGATGACGAGCCGTTCTCTCGGTTTTCTTCGGTACAGATGATAAAAGGGTCGGTTTACTTCCGAGGTCGTCTCCTGGGGCAAATACAGGATATTGGATTCAACAATGTCGATGAAGTAATCAGCCGTCTTGTAGAATTTATTCCGGACGACATCCCCGTTCGCTCAATTTGTCAATTCAAAATTGAAAATCTTGACAAGCACCAGACTCAGATTTACGAGCATCAGAAAGGCAAGGGATTCTGATGCTCCGGGGAAACCGTTGGGGAAGGGGTTTGGGGTTGGGGCAATGCGTCTGCGCTCTTAACATTACGGCGAAGCCGTTAAAAAATAAAATTTTATAAAAAAGAGGTTGTTTTGTTCTTTTTCCGTGCGCGCGTGCGCGCATAAAGAATAATAATCTCTTTTATTTACTTTATTTCTTTTCTTTTATTTCGCGCGCGAGGGAACTACCCAAATTGTTGCAATCGTGTTCACTCAACGATGCTTTTTGCAACAATTCATATAGCTGAACTACCCTATTTGTTTACAATTTTGTATAAAAACACACTGGCTTTCCATAGCGAAAAACCAGTGCGTGACAGTCTAAAATAGATATTTGTAGATTATTTCTTGTCCTCCGGTGAAGGATTGGACAGAGAGATAAGACGCTCGGTTGTCTTCTGCTGCCGTGTGCTTACCTCTGCCTCAACTGCAACTGACTGCATCTTCGGTACTGTGTACTGCATAAGTTTTTCAACTATCTGCAATCGTTCATACGGCTTCACCATCAGAAGGTCCTTTTTAATCAGTCCTCCTTGGATAACCGGGTCATCAGATTCTGGATCTCCGTTCATATACCAATCAAGGAAATCCCCAATCACCGTTTTGAACCTTGCGTTTGATTTATTCGGAGTGCCTTTCTGCCGGCCTCCTGTCTTGTTCCCGTCTTTGTCCATAAGTGTAAAACATAAAAAGCCACTTCAAAGTTAAGCCCTTATATTGGTCTCAACTTTTTATGTTTTACCAAAGTCGCATTGAGATATGATTGGTTCAATAATCGGTGCCGGAATGCAAGCCATTGGTTCAATAGCCGGCGGCATTATTCAGGGACAGGCAATGAAGAAGGTCGAGAAGAACCTTAAAGAACAGCAACAGCAGAATCAGGATTGGTATGACCGTCGTTACAACGAGGACGCTACCCAGAGGGCAGACGCACAGCGTCTTCTGACGATGACGGAGAACTCCATCCGGGAGAGGAATAAACAATCTGCCGCCGCTGCCGCAGTGATGGGTGGTACCGAGGAATCAGTAGCCGCAGCAAAAGCCGCCAACAATCAGGCACTCGTGGATGCTACATCCAACATAGCAGCTTCTGCAGATGCCAGAAAGGATAACATCGAGAATCAGTTTATGGCAACAAGGGCAAATCTGTATGCACAGCAGAACGACATCACGATGAAAAAGGCAGAGGCAACCGGACAGGCCGTTCAAGGTGTTACAGATGCAGCCAGCTCAATCGCAAGTGCATTTTAATAATCACCCACTATGCCAGACGAGACATTCAACGAAATTCTTGGCAACACTCCGCCAGGTAAAGCAGTTGCGGGTATGGCTCCGGAACTGCAACAGCAGTCAGCACCCGTTACCGGTGCAGGGAATAAAACATCAGGAATGGCTCCGGAGAACACGCAGAACAACACTCGTGAACCATTGGAGCCGATTACTCCTGCGCCAACTCCCAAAGCCACACAGCAAAACCAAAGCGACATCAAGCCGCAACAGCCTCAATCGATGACCTACACGGAGATGATACAGAGGCTGTCTCCGTATGTTCCTCCAACACCGGAAGAATTGGAGAAAGAAAGGAAACGCGAAAAGCAAAAAAGGCTCTGGGCTGCCATTGGTGATGGAATAGCAGCTTTTTCAAATCTATATTTTGCCAGCCAGTCAGGTATCAGCAACTACAAGTCAATGTCAAAGCCTCTCAACGAGCGGTTGGAAAAGATGCGTGAGGAACGGGAGAAGAACAACCAGCGTTATCTCTCGCTCTATATGTCTGCAAGACAACAGGACGATGCTGCTGACCGCTGGAAGCGTGACTTTGAATATCGGGCAGAGCAGGACAAGGCCCGTAACGAAGAAAGTGCTCGTAGATGGCAGGAGCAATTCGACTACCAGAAAGGGAGAGATAATGTTGCTGATGAGCGTTATGCAGCCGAGCAGGAGTACAAGAAAGGTCGTGATAAGGATGCAGATGACAAGTGGAACAAGCAGTTTGAAGAAGGGCAGCGCAGGGCAAATCAGTCTCACGCACTTGCCGTTCAAAGACAGCAAGACAGTTTTGAAATACAGAAGCACCGAATTGATGCATCTGAAGCAAGAGGAGTTCGTGGTAAGCAGCTTGGCTTCTCAAACGGAGACGGTGACCAGGTCAGCATATATGAAAATGTTTGGAAAGGCTCAATGCAGCAGGTGTATGATGTGCTTGTAGAGGATATGAAAGCAGCCTATGAAGCCGACAAGCAGCATAACCCTCGTGTTCCTCGTCATAAAACCGAGAAAGAGAAAGAGGACTATGTAAAGCAGAATTGGCACAAGTCTCCTCGTGCAGCATCTATTATGCTTGCCCTCTCTCAAATTGACCCCGCTACGATGCGCTCGGAGATTTCAGAAGACGATGATGATTTCGAGAGTTACCGTACAGATACAGAAGAAGATTTCGAACAATATAGACAGAATTAAATATGCCTGTATATAAAGCAAATGGGAAAACCTACAACATTCCCGATGACAAGATAGAAGCATTTGAGAAGAGATACCCGAATGCGGAGGTGGAGATTTACGATAATGACGGTGCAGCATATTCCCTTCCAATCTCTAAACGCGTAAACTTTCAGAAGAAGTTTGATAAATGGAGTTATAGCAAGCCTGAGAGCAACGAGTCTCCAGAAGTAAGAAATGAACAGCCATTCAACGCTGCTACATTCCAAGAGCGCAGAAGGCAGATTCCTGGCGTGGACTTTTCTCCGATGCCGGAAGAATACCGAACTTCACGCGCAAATCAAGATCCAGGCGCAGCGGCATCCACGGTTCCAACAGTTGAAACACCGGAACCAACCGAACCAGAGAAACCAGACACGACAAAATCCGCTACATCAAGCATTATTGACACTTCCTCAACGAGACGATTGCAGCGTCCAGGATACGAAGTCTCAACGATGCCGGAAGAATACCGCGCCCAACTTGACGCAAAAGACCCTTTGGACGAAGGTTTTGAGGATGAACCGCAGGGGCCTAATTGGGAACAGAGGCAGCAGGCTGGCAACAAGAGACAGGTCAAAGAATTGTCCGGCCATATAGATTCCCTTCTCACTGATGCTGTTAATGTCTCCGTTGATAGGTATAACAAACAGCAGGAGGATGCACAGAAGGAGAGTTGGTTCCGCAGGCTTTACAAGAGCATAGGCGAAAACTATGCTCCTCACGGTGATGCAATGATACCGGCAATGCGTGAGACGAGAAAGATTTATCACGGCGCAGGTGACCCGGAACTTCAAAACAAGATTGCATCTCTACAAGCGGCAAAGACCGCTATGACAAATGCCCAGAACATCATTGATGAAGCGGACAGAGCCATCAACAAGGGAGAATACTCGAAGTTCTCAAGAACTTTCTTTGGCGGTGCATATCGTGGATTCGGCGACAAACTTTTTGATGTATCCACTTGGGATATGGGTATGTCCGACCTTGAAAATGCAACTGCTATGATGCAGGCCCTTGACGCATACGACAAAGGTACATTGACAGAGGCTCAGCAGGCTTTGCTTGACGCAAAAGCTGTTGAACTTGCTACAAACGCTTACTTTGGTTCGTATGTAGGTAGAGGATATAAGGCAGGTGCAGTCACGGCTGAATCCATTCCGTTTATGCTGGAGATGTGCATCAACCCTGCATCGTCAGTCGGAGAGGCAGCGACAAGTCGTATGGCAAGGTATGCAATCAAGCGATTTGGAAAGGAGGCCGCTAAAAAGGCTGGGCAAAAGGTTGTCCGTGCAGTTGGTAGGGCCGGTGCAGATTTGCTCGGTGCTGCGGCTATGACAGCCACAAGCGGAGCAATCGGTACGACTGCCGATGCCATAGAGAGGATGAACGGTCAAGTCATGGTTGATGAACTTGAACCGGGTGTAAGTGCATTTGCCGGAGTGGATGAGAATTCGCAGGAGGCCCCAGCAGCGGCTTTTGCAAAAGCTTTTGCAGGTAGAACTATTGAGAACTATTCCGAGATGGTCGGAGAGTACTTCTCTCCTGTATTCAAGGCTACTGGTAAAATGGCTGGCCGTGGCCTTGAGAAAATTGGTCTTGGCAAGGTCAATAAGTTCATAGACGATATTGCGGCGAGTGATGTTGCAAGAATCGTTACTGACTTTGAGAAGAATGCTAAATGGAATGGTGTATTTGGCGAATATGCGGAGGAGGTTGTTGGAAACTGTATGAATGCCCTTGTCGTAGGAGATATGACATTTGATGCTGCGGAAGGAACCGGAGTTTTCAATCTTGACCAGAACATTGATACTTTCCTCGGTGTCGCTCTGATGGGTGGATTTATGTCAACCATCAAGACCGCAGGATACAGAACACCAAAATATAGAACCCGCAAATCACTTGAAAGAGCCGACAATGCTGCTGGTGCTGCTTTTGACGGTACCGGTATGTGGGAAGATATGCGCAGCCAGATCCAGGAAGACCCGAATGCAGCACTTCACAATGTGCTCACAGAGGACTATACACCGGAACAGAGACAAGCCGTCCTGCAATATGTCAAGGCTTTTCAGGAGTATGACGGTGTTTTGAAAGCCGAGCAGAAAAGACGCACTGCACCAGATTCTAATCCTGTTCAGACCGACCTGGAGACATCATTTGACAACGGCTACGAGCTGGTCGGAGATGAGGAGATGGCCGATGCACGGAATATGTACTTCGCGCAGAAATCCAAACTGTACGACACCATAGGACTTGATGACATTGACGAGCAGCAGACGCTGAATGTTGACGACTTGCCATATTTCGGTTACGAAAGAGAAGTCATCATTGACTATCTTAACGCAAAAGCAACCTATCAGGGAATGATAGAGCGTGTTAGGGATGATATTGATAGCAGGATAATGGCTGCAGAGACTCAAATAGACCTCAACACGAATGCTACTGACGGCCTCATCCATTCTGCGATTACTTCTGATGACCGCAATGTCTATATTACCGGAGGAAGAATTGTACTATCTGATGATGGAACCATTGACAGAGAGAAATCTGACAAGGAAATCATCATCCGTGATATGCAGACCGGAAAGAAAGAGTTCTGGGACATCTCAATGCTTAAACAGGTTGATGCCTCTGTTGACCCTGTTGTTGAAAAGAATACTGCTGCCGAGGCAGTCCGAGAAAGTGTAGGCCGTGCCGCAGCAGATAAGATTGACGGACGCTTGCACTTCCAGATGGGGGATGTTTACACATTGACAACCCCTAACGGAGATTCCTTCCCTGTTGAAATCACAGCCAACGAGCAAGGTGTCATTGACAATGGGGATGGAACAGTGAATGTAATCCTCAACGGTGCAACCGTGGATGGTTCTCCAGTCATATCCCAGATGTCAAAGTCTGAGATTCAGCAGATGGCAAGCGCGACTAACCTTGGCCGGCTCGCACAATACCAACAGCAGAAGGGTGCTGAAAAGGCTAATATACCGCCGTACAGACTTGATGATGTCGTGACGCTTAATGTGGACGGCCAGCCCGTAAGAGGTTCAATCACTGCTGATGCTGATGCAGACGGGAGATACGAGGTCTATACTGAAACACCGATTGCTGGTCATAGCGTGAATCTGTTCACCAGAGAGGAACTTGACAGTATGGTGTCAGAACTCAACGGACAGCCGGTTACTTCCGTTTCACAGGATGATGCTTCTGGTACGCAAAACCCGGTTTCTGGTACGGAAACCGGCGGAATTAGTACACTTTCATCTGAAATTGGAACAGTTCCGGCCGAAAATGGAACACCTGTAGCGGCGACCGATACTGGCAGCGCGATGTCAAGAATACCGGTTGATGAGAATAATGTGCCACAGTTCGAGCAGGCTCCACTCAATGACGGCTGGGATGCTCTTATGGAACTCAATGAGGGAAACGAGCAGGACACCATTGAGATGGCCCGTGATATGATAGCCAATTCTGAGGCAGAGTTACAGAAAGCACAGAGCAAGAAACCGAAGGGCACAAATCCTCTTGAAATCAAGCGCAGCCGTGACGAAATCCGTGCAGGTATTTCAGCAGCTCAAAAGAAGGTGGACTTCTGGAAAAGAATTGCAAGTTATCCGGAGATGCGCCGCAAGGAGATGGAGGAACAGGCAAAGATGCAGAGAAGATTGAAACTTGCGGAGGCCCGCAGGATTCAGAGGCAGCAGGGAAGATTTGGGAAGGAAGATAGAGTTCTGGGAGACGCGCTCTCGTTTGAGGAATATGTGATGCGCTCCATTGCAAATGGTGCGGTCCGCTTCAAATGGGGCAACGACCCGAACAATGCCTCAATTAAAGGTCTCGGCTCACATCTTGGATTCAATGACAACTCATCAGAGCGCAATCATCGTATCTGGATGTTAAGCAATGAGGAAGGCTTGTATCCTGAAACTGCTGCCGAGGAGTTGCTCCAGGGATATGCTGAACAGCTTGGACTGGATGAAGTCCCGGGAATGGACACAATGGATGCATTCAACACGATGTTAAATGTCCTTCTGTCATACTCGTCATCCCGGTCAATGTTTGATGCTGCAAAAGAACTGCATCAGAAGAATGACCCAACATTCCTCGAAGCTAAAGAAGCTGAAATAGCTCAGGCTATGGCAGAGGAGCAAGCAGTTGCAAATAATTACACTCTATCTGACGAGGTGGATGACAATGGCCGACAGTTCGTCCTTTCGCCAAGCGGTCAGTTATCTTTCGGAGACATAACGAAGGAAAGCGGATTAACAGAAGCACCTATTCTTTTGAGTGAGGGAGTTATTACTAACCCTGTCACGAATGATGGATACGGTCTTGTTCATATTGAGGCACGACACGGCGATGAAATACGCAAAGCTGGGTATGCATCTGTGTTAGATTTCATTGATGAGGTCGCAAAGAATTACGAAGTAATCAGGAAGGGAAAGGAGCGTGACGGAATCCAGACCTATATGCTCCAACTTACTGACAAGCACAACAACACATTGATGGTAGAGTTGTCAAATGACGGTTCGTACTGGAACATAAACACCGCAGGAATATTCAAGACATCCTACGGTGCTAAAAATAATGTTGTGTATGACCGCCATACTACGGAAAAACAGCCTGCCGAAACTGTTGAAGCATCGCTCGAAGGAGAACAGCGCGGCACAACTCCTTCAACCAGCATGAGTGCTCCTGCACAACTTTCTGAAAACAAAGGTAGTGAAATTCCGGAAGAAAACAACGGTCAGCCGGAAAATCCGACAGTCGCAGCGATCCAGGAAGCGCGTCAGGAAGTCAATACTGAACCAACTGATGCACAGAAGAAAGCCGGTAATTACAGAAAAGGACATCTGAAGATTGACGGTTACGACATAAGCATTGAGAATCCAAAAGGCTCAATGAGACGCGGAACAGATTCGGACGGTGAACACTGGGAGACAGAAATGCAGAACGATTACGGTTACATCCGTGGCACAGAGTCCGTGGATGGAGACCATATCGATGTGTATCTTTCCGACAATCCGTCAGAAGGAAAAGTTTTTGTTATTGACCAGGTGAATCCAAAGACCGGTGAATTTGACGAGCATAAGGTGATGTACGGGTTTGCTGATGAACAGTCAGCACGGGATGCTTATCTCTCGAACTATGCCGAAGGATGGCAGGGACTTGGAAACATCAGCGAAGTATCTAAGGAGGAGTTCAGTGATTGGATTAAGTCATCCAAGAGGAAGACAAAGCCCTTCGCTGAATATAAAGTTATAGATAACCTGCACGCAAAACGCCGTGAAGTCTATGATTCTGTCGATGAAGGCGATGTTCTTGTTGATGCAAATGGAGGAACTATCAAGATTCTCAAAAAATATCCAAATTACAGAGGTTACAAGTTGGATATTTCAAATCCTTCATTCGGTGGTATTGTTGAGGCTTCACTTGCCGACTTGTATTACAGAGTGAACGAGGAAGGCTACAAAAAATCGGAGAAACCTGCTGAAAGTGATTCCGGAATCGCCAAACAGGTCAATGTTGAAGGTCTGATGAATGCACTGTCAACAGCAGGGCAGGCGAAACTGTCAGACTTTGCGGAGGACATTCCTCAGGCAATAGACCAGACCGAAAATGATTCTGTGAACATTGAGCCTGCTACATACACCACAAAGGCAGGCAAGACACTGAATATGTTCCGTGTCAATCCGGGCAGAGAGCTGTCAAAGGATGAATGGAGAGCCGTTTCAAAGTTCCTCAAAGACAACAGAGGCTGGAAAGACCGTGAGAACGGCGGTTTTATGGTACGCACAGAGGAAAATGCGAATGAACTTGCAAATCTGCTTCGTGATGCTGATGCAATGAGCGAAGCAAGGCCAGTGTCGCTTACTGAAATGCAACAGCTTGGCTCCGTATCCGTAACCAATTCCGATGATGCAGCCTCAACCACAGAGGACACACTGCCAGAATGGGGATATGAACTTGTAACCTATTCAGATGGCTATTCATATCTCTCTCGTTACAAGAGGATGCCTAACGGAGTGCCTGTCTATGACGGACGACATGTAGCAGAGGCGAATGACCCAGAAACTCTCGAAGCGATTCTCAAGCACAACAATCTGTATGATTTGTTGTCAGATGTTGACAAATCGAATCTTGATTACCGTGTAAGCAACTGGAAGTTCAAGAAGCGCGTCAAGGAGGAAGGTATCAATGGGCTCAAACTCAATGATAAGGTTATCTACAAAGGCAAAGAAGCCACTGTACACGACTTTGAGGAATACGGAGACCATCGTCCTGTATTGGATGTCGGCCTTTCTCCTGTTGCTTATGAGGTCGTAGATTGGGATAAGGTTGAAAAGATTGGCAACTCTGATGTCCCGGCCAAAGATGCAGCACCGAAAGCAGAAGAACGGCCCGTCAATCCTTCCGGAAACAAACTCGTGACAGATGAACGATATGCAGAACTGCGGATGAAGATGATGCAGAAACTGCAAGGACAGTTGAATATGGGAATTGACCCGGAAATCCTTGCAATAGGTACTGAAATGGCGGTATATCACATCGAAAAAGGAGCACGCAAGTTTGTCGAATATGCCAAAGCGATGATTGCCGACCTTTCTGATGCTATCCGTCCATACCTGAAAGCATTCTATAACGGAGCAAGAGACCTTCCGGAAATGCAGGAATCCGGCCTTGCAGCAGAGATGGATTCGTATGCTGATGTGCAGGCAGTTGATGTGGCTAATTTTGATAAAGAGACTGCCAATATCATTTCTACGGTTGAAATGGTTGAAAAAGAAGCAGAAGTTGAGCAGCAGGCGAAAGTTGGCGCAGAAAAACTGCAAAGGGCACGCAACACTGCAGACAAGACTGTCACCGAATCCGAAAAGAAAGCACGCAGGGCATTCTCTCGTGCAGTAGCAGGCGAAATGCTTGGTGCACTTTCAACCGGGAATCGTCCGTTTGAAAGCATCAGAGACCTGCGTAAACTCGCAGAAGAATGCGGAATGACACTTGACACGCTTGGCTCATCAGACATTCTCATTCAGGAACTGGTTGAGGATGGCCTTGTGACCGCTGCAAGGGACATAATGGACAGTGGGCACTATGGTGACATCACTTCAAGGGATGCTTACAATGCCATTGTTCAGCTCTACGAAATGCAGCCGACCATATCACAGCGCAGCAGTACCAGAATCAAGATGCAGCAGTACTCCACTCCGCTGCCAATGGCCTTCGTTGCTGATATGTTCGCATACAATCCAAAGACTACCGCCTCTGTTCTCGAACCGACAGCAGGGAATGGTATGCTTGTATTCGGAATCCCGGCTGACCGTGTTCACGCAAATGAATTGGATGAGAACAGACTTGCCAATCTTCGCGAACAGGGTTTCAAAGAAGTTACTTCGCAGGACGGTGCACAGCCATTCTCCGGTACTTATGATGCTGTCATAGCGAATCCTCCATTCGGCAGCGCGGAAGCAAAGGAATACGATGGTATAAGCATCTCCGGACTGGATCCGCAGATTGCTTTGAACGCACTTGAAAGTATGGTAGATGACGGCAGGGCTGCGATAATTGTAGGCGGCAACTTGGAATATGCAGGCAATGGAGCAATCAAAGGAGGCAAGAAAGCATTCTTCTCATATCTGTACGACCACTACAATGTACGCGGCATCATTGATATGTCGGGAGACCTGTATAAGAGACAAGGTACGACATTCCCTACAATGATGATTCTGATTGATGGACGCAGGAGTGAGGAGGAACGCGCACAGACAAAGATATATCCTCCTGTAAAATCTGCCGCTATTGGAAAAGTAAATAATTTTGAGGAACTTTACGACACTGTTGTAAGTGTCCTCTCATCAAACAGAAAGACTAATGGATACGAAACTGTACGCACCCAAGAATTGGGATTGTTTGACAATAACGGACCATCCGGGACAGCTTCGCCGGACGGACCTCGTGTGGAACATAATGAGAATGATTCTGATGTCAGACGAGGAACTGAACGCACAAGAAGCGATAGACCTTCTGGACGAACTGGAAATGGAGGAGTTCAACGCACTGAGAAGCAGGGCGGAGGCAGAACTTCAGGAGCCGCAGATACAGTTGTATCTGGAGCGCAAACAGATACAGGTGGGAGAAAAACTGCATCTGATGAACGAGGAAATGATGCAGTACCTTCTGGGGACACCGACAACAACGGGAGAGCTGGACAATCTGAATTGGAAAGCATTCCTTCAGTGGGAACTTCCGGAACCGGAGTGGGAGTAGCCCAGCCTGTTAAGAAATCCAAAGAAAAGCAGAAAGAAGAAAGAAAACTGACTGATGAGAAGTTGCATTATGTGCAGCACTCGTCCGCATTCAGTCTTGAATCCGTTGCCCCTGCCGCTATGGTTGAGGCGATGGATGCCACCCTTGCCAAAATCGAGGACAAATATGGAAAGACCATTGATGAATTTGTGACTGATGAACTCGGTTATGATTCCATCACTGCAATGCATAACGCACTCGCTGCCGAGCAGGTTGATTCTGTTGCAATGGCAATAGACCAGATGAAGCAAGGACAGGCACTTGTTATCGGTGACCAGACTGGTGTCGGTAAAGGCCGTCAGATGGCAGCTCTCATCCGCTGGGCCGTCCGTCAAGGAACGCAGCCAATATTCATCACCCAGAAAGCAACTCTATTCACTGACATTTACCGTGACCTTGTTGACATCGGAAGCGGAGACTTGAATCCGTTCATCTTCAATGCTGTGGAGACATCAAAAGATGCTGAAACAGGAGAAACTGTCTATGGTGGTGGAGTTATGAAGGATAGTAACGGGGTCCTTGTTCATCGTGCTCCTACATCTGCGAAATTATCAGAAATCTTTGAATCCGGGGAACTCCCTGCGGAATACGATTTCGCAGTACTGACCTATTCCCAGGTCAACACTGGTGATGAGGCTTCTGCCATGGAGGCTTACAACGAGAAGAAAAAGAACGGAGCAAGAGCAGCGAAGCCAAAGAATATCAGGTCCAATCCAAAAGCGGACTTTTTGCGCAAGATTGCAAAGGACAATTATTTGTTCCTTGATGAAAGCCATACTGCAGCAGGCGATTCCAAGTCAGGATATTATCTACAAAGTCTCGTGAAAGATGCAGCGGCAGTGACTTTTGCATCAGCCACATTCGCAAAGAGACCGGACACTATGCCGCTATATGCGCTTCGCACGGCAATGAGCAAGGCACAGCTCGGAGAGGGAAAGAGCCTCATCGGAATTATCAAGCGCGGTGGAGTAACATTGCAGGAGATTATGTCCCGTGCGCTCACAGCCGCTGGCCAGATGGTAAGACGCGAGCGTGATATGTCGGATGTCAGAACCGATTGGGAAACCGTTACAGACCCTCAGACAGTCGAGAAGGCCCGCAAGAATTACGACAAGACAATTGAGGCGTTCAACGACATCATTGAGTTTCAATCAAAGTATGTCACTCCATTGATTGACGCTCTTTCAAGTGGCCTTGCTTTGATGGGAAGTCAGGCAAAGCACAAGAAAGGCACAAAGAAGATGGGTATTGACAATGTGCCTTTCGCCTCGAAGACATACAACTACACTAAACAGTTGATGCTTGCACTGAAAACAGATGCAATCATTGACCGTGTGACAAAGGAGATCCAGGAAGGCCGTCATCCTGTCATTGCTCTGGAAAGCACAATGGAAGGACTCTTAAAAGATTCCTATATGCCTGGTGATGTTGTCGAGAATCCCACATTTGCCGCCAGTCTCCTTCGTGGACTTGATACTGTTCTTCAATACACTGTCACTGACGAGAACGGAAAGGAGACACACCGTTCATACTCTCCATCTGAACTTGGCGAGGAAGGTGCACGGGCATATTATGAGTTGAGAGACAAAATCATTGAAGCGACGAGCGATATTTACATCAGTCCTCTCGATGCCATAATCAACGGACTTAAGGAGAGAGGATTCAAAGTCGGAGAATTGACAGGACGAACACTCTGCGCAGAAATTGATGCTGAGGGCAAGACTATTGTCCGTAAGCGTACAGACACAGACAAATTGAAGATGATGCAGGACTTCAATAGTGGTGCTCTTGATGTGCTTGTGCTGAATAAGTCAGCATCTACCGGAATATCGCTTCACGCATCAAAGAAATTCAAGGACCAGCGTCAGAGGTCAATGATTATTGCGCAGCCTCTTTCTGACATCAACGACTATATGCAGATGATTGGCCGTATTGACAGGACAGGACAAGTGCATCGTGGATATTACATCAACCTTGCGTTACCTGTCCCGGCAGAGCAGAGATTCAATATGATGCTGTCCACTAAATTGAAATCTCTGAATGCCAATACGACCACTTCACAGGATAGCGAAAGCAACAGTGTTGATGCACCAGACCTCCTCAACAAGTACGGCAGTCAGGTTGTTGTAGAGTATCTTCGTGACAATCCAGCCATATACACAAAACTTGGATGGCCTCTCAAAGATGCAAAGGGACAAGTACGAGCTGTTGACCTTGATGAGTATAAACCATCAGAGGATGATGCCAGAAGAATAACAGGCTATGTTGCACTGCTCTCAACCAAAGAGCAGCAGGACTTCTATGATGATGTCATACGCAGGTATAATGACCTCATCAATTATCTCAATGAGACCGGGACAAATGATTTGAAGATTACCGTTATGCCTCTTGAAGCAAAGACGGTAGAAAAATCAGTGTCTTCCGAAGGAGCTGAACCGGATGGCGACAATCCGTTTGCGCAGCACGCATTTGTTGAAAAGGTGGAAATGAATGTGTTGAGCAAACCGATGTCTGCTGATGAAGTACGCAAGACAATCAAGAAACTTAACGGAGAAAAGGACGGCGCAGAGAGACGGACCGAAATCCTCAACCAACTTCGTGAAGAATCTCAGGCACGCCTTAATGCAGAAGATGAACGATACGAGGCTGCAAAGGCCAAAGGAGAGGAGGACATCGCCAAGCGAACTGCCGTCATAATGGCGAAGGAAAAAATGTCTGACGAGGAAAAGAAACAGGCCATAGACCGTTTCACAGAGACCATCCACGAAAAGATTGAAAGCACTCACGAGGACAACCGTAAGAAGATTATTGCTTCAGCTAATTCTCTGATGCGAAGGATGATGTCCTTTGATGTTGAGAAGACATATATGATTGCCGACAATCTCGGTAATGGTGGACAGTCTTTGTTCTGTTCTCCGGCTATCTTCTGCGGTTTCAAAGCCAAGGAATCAAAGATTACGGCCTCAACCACTATTGCTGTCTTCGCTCCTCTTGACGGGCGTAGAAGAATAGAAGTGAAAATGTCCGATATGACTGCCTGCAATCAGATAATTGACCTCACCGAACTGAATTATCAGACCGCTGCGGAGACAAATCTATCCAATTGGGACAGCCAGATTCCAAACGAAACACGCAAGACTGGTTACATTCTCACCGGAAATATTTTGCAGGCAATTGCAGACACTTCTGATGAATATGGTAACTATACCGGGCAGCTCGTATCATTCAGCGATGATGAGGGAAATGTCCGTGACGGAATCCTTATGCCGGACCAGTGGACACCTACACTCCTTCCGAGTGCCGGAGTACCTATCAATGCAAGAGCTGCGGACATTATGAAAGGCCGGTCATTCTCAAGCACGGACGGAAGCATATCGATACAGACAGGTTATTTTCGTTCAGCAGGAGAACCGATGTATTTTGAATTGTCCGTTCCGAAAAGCAAGGCAAAGGGAGGGAAGTACTTCCTTAATGATGAATTATTGTCTTTGCTCCACGGAGAGTTCAGAACCCGTTCAGGAAAGATGCAGGCAACTGTATGGCCGGATAACATCAAGGCCGTGCTTGACCTTTTGTCCCGTATGGGAGTGAGAGTTGCCGATTCTCCACGAGGACAGGAAGATTCACGCCGTTACCGCGATGGATACCACGGAACAATTGCAGATTTCGATGCATTCGATATTTCACATGCAGGAGAGGGCGAGGGATTCCAATCTCACGGATTTGGTCATTATATAGCGTTCAATCAAGAGACTGCTGAAAAATATGCTTGGAACAATGCTTTTGAGCATCTTGATAAAGAAGGTCTATTAAGTCCAGAACTCAGTGAGATAATGCGCAGTGACGAGTTCGATACTTACGAACAGTTGGTTGAGCGATATGATTCCTTACTTCAAGAGAAGCAGCAGGATGCAAAGGATGACCTGGAACAGTCAATGCGAGAGGATGCTGGAGATACTTCCCTAATCAATATGCTGAAACGGGACTATGACAGATGGAAGTCGTATAGACCTCTTTCTGAATTGTTGGAAGGTACAAGGTATCTCTATACTGTCAATATCACTGATGACAATGGTCACAACTATATTGACGAGATGCGAACTCTTGACAAATCAGACAGAAAGAGAATTGCTGATGTCCTGCGTTCTATGCCTGAGAGCAGACTCCAGAAATCAACTCACGGTCCGAACTGGCTTCGTGACGGTTTCAATACCCTTGCGAATGTCATTGAGCGCGAACAATATGCAGGTCTTGAAATTCGCAGGAGGCTGGTTGATGCCCTTGGCACTGAAAAGCAAGCAAGTGAGGTTCTGTCAGAAGCTGGATTCGTAGGTTACAAGTATAATGGCAGAGCTGACGGAGATTGCGCTGTGATATTCAGCAATGAGGATATAAGCATCAATCACAAAGAGCGATTCCGGATAAGAGAGGACGAACCGCCAACAAAGACTGGAATTGGTTATAAGGTATTCGTCCTTAAGAACTGTCAACTCTACCCTCCTATGGTTGCCAATCCAAACGGAGCAGCAACACCTGTAGGAATATGGCTTGATGCAGATGCTGCTCCGATAGTTGGGACGAGCAAAACGGGAAGACTTAAAGTGAAGGCAGGCGGCCGTGGAACTCAAGGAGGAAGCGGAACTCTCGCTTATCGTCCGGGATGGCATCTCGGAGTAATCCCTTATGCACTTCAATTCAACCGCAAGGGAAAATCGGGAGAGCGTGAACTATTCCCTGCCAATTTCGTTTGGGCAGAAGTGGAGTATGCCAATGATGTGGACTATCAGGATGAGGCGATGTCATACGGCTACAATGAATCCGGGAAATACCAGCACTCACTTGCAGTATTGCCGAGAGTTCCGGAGAATGGGGCTTACACATATCGTACAAATCCGGACCCAAAAACGGACCCTTGGATTATCACCGGTGCGATGAAGGTTAATCGTCTTCTCACTCCATCAGAAGTTGATGAGATGGTGATAGCAGCAGGCCGTGAACCGCAAAAAAGGCAGGAAGGGGCCGTGACAGATGAACAGATCCAGCAACTGAATCTGAATATTGAAGCCATATCAAGTACAAAGCCTTCTGATATTCGTGAATCCATCTCGGAACTCGCTGGCCGTCTTGGAGAGAATGTGCGTATCGTTGAGGATGTGAATGAACTTACCGACCGTAATCCAAAGGTGCAGCGCAGAATGAGGAATTCTTTCGGATGGTATGACATCGAAACAGGAGAAATTGTTGTAGTACTTCCAAACTCAAGGAGTGTTGCGGATGCAAGAGCGACCATCTTCCACGAGGCTATCGCACATAAGGGACTACGCGAATTTGTCGGAGAAGACCGTTTTGACGGTTTCCTTGAGCGCGTCTATAATGCAGCGACGCCTAAGATGCGTGATTCCATCATAGAACTTTCGAAGAAACACGGATGGGATTTAGCAGAAGGCACTGAAGAATATATCGCCCGTCTTGCAGAATCGGGATTCGATGAAAGGGAGAACAGAACCATCTGGCAGAAGATTCGTGATTTCTTTGAGGATATGATGAACGAGGCCAAACTTCGTCTTGGTTTCCGAATCACCGACAACACGCTCCGTTATGTTCTCTGGCGCACATACCAGATGAGACAGAGCAAAGGTGTTGTAGGTGTTGCGGAGGATATTGAAATGCAACAGAATCTTGGACTTGGACGATTCAACGACCGTGGTAAAAGATTCCGTGATGCTGATGAGGTATTGCACGACCGCAGCCTTGCCCGTAATGCTTATGAGAAAGCAACTGCATCAGGACTGTATCAGTTCCGCGAAGCTGCCCAGGATTCAATGCTCGGGCTGCGGACACTAATGCAGGCCGTCCTCAAAGCAGAAGGAAAGGGTAAAGTCAATATCGAGGATGTGGATGCTTTTGAAAACGCATATCTTGCGGAGAACGCGATGTCATCTATGAACAAAGCGGAACAGGAAGCCTACTACAAACTCGTTATGTCCCCTCTGCTTAAAGCTGTGTCGGCATTTGGAGTTCCGCAGAGAGAAGTAACTGACTATATGATGGCAAAACACGGCCTTGAACGAAATAAGTTGATGGCCGAGCGTGCTGCCAAAGAAGCTGAAAAGGCTGATGAGGAACACAAGAAGACTTATGATGAATGGTATGAACACTTCCGGAAAAATGATTATGCAGGACTGACCGGATTAACCGGGAAGAAAACGGTTAGAGATGCTGAAAACGAGGCTATGAGGATTGTCAATGAGTTCGAGGGACAGCACGATACCGCAGACCTCTGGCAAAAGACAAATGCCGCTACCAAAGCATCATTGCAGAAACTGCGTGAATCAGGACTTCTGACAAAAGAAGCATTCGACAGCATCTCCGGGATGTATGAATACTACATTCCTCTGAGAGGCTGGGACGAAACGACAAGCGATGAGTTGTATGGTTATCTGACTGACCGTAAAGGAGTGATGAACTCTCCACTGAAAAAGGCAGAAGGAAGACGAAGCCAAGCTGATGACCCTCTTGCATATATCGCAAGTATGGCTGACACGGCTATTATGCAGGGAAACCGCAACAGGATGAAACAGCGTTTCTTGAATTTCGTCCTGAATCATCCTTCTGACCTCGTAAGCGTGAATGACATCTGGCTTTCCTTTGATGATACGACAGATGAGTGGAAGCCTGTATTCGCAGACCTTAAACCGACTGACACTGCTGATGAGGTGGAGCAGAAGATTGCTGATTTCGAGGAAAAGATGAAAGCATTGGCTAAATCCGACCCGGACCACTACAAGAGCGGGAAAGATGCAATGAACATACCTTTCAAAGTGGTGAACAACAATTTGAGAGAGCATCAGGTGCTTGTGAAACGCGGTGGAAGGACTTATGTTCTCACCATCAACGGCAACCCTCGTGCTGCTCAAGCCCTCAACGGCCTGACGAATCCGGACACGGACATCAGTGGTTTTGTCGGTTCGCTCATAAAAGGAGGACAGTGGATAAACCGGAATCTTTCTGCTGCATACACTGCAAGGAATATTGAGTTTGTGGTTTCAAACTTCCTGCGTGATATGCTCTATTCCAATTGTATGACCTGGGTAAAGGAAAGTCCAAATTATGCCGTGAAGTTCCATAAGAACTTCGGAAAGATGAATCCTGCCCACATGATGTCACTTTTCGTAAAATGGGAAAAAGGCACATTGAACGAATCCGATGAAACGGAGAAAATGTTCAAGGACTTTATGATGAACGGAGGTGAGACCGGATATACCACTGTTAAGGATATTGAAAAGCAGAAAAAGGAGATTGCCGCACAGATTAAGAAGTACGGCAAGACTATGCCAATTGCCAAAGCTTGGGATTTACTTGGAACATCATTCGACATACTCAACAGAGCCGTGGAGAACACTGCACGATTTGCCGCTTTTGTGACTTCTCGTGAGATGGGCCGTACCTTGGAAAGGTCTGTCTATGATGCCAAAGAGGTATCAGTGAACTTCAATAAGAAAGGCGCAGGAGATAAGTTCTCAAATGCTGTCGGGCAAACGCTTCTCGGAAAGATTGGCTCTTACGGAAGTGCAGGAGGAAGGCTGATGTATGTCTTCTGGAATGCCGGTGTTCAGGGCCTCACTAACTTCGGACGAGCCGCAAAACGCCATCCTGCAAAAGCAACAGCAGGAATGGCCTCTATGTTCGCTCTCGGATTGGCAGTTGCCGCTCTTGCAGGTTATGGTGGTGGCGATGACGATGATGAGAATGCTTATTATAATCTTCCGGAATATGTCCGTCGCAGCAACATTTGTTTCCGCGCAGGTGATTCCTGGATCTCCATCCCACTTCCGATTGAGTTCCGTGGAATCTACGGTATGGGAGAGTTGGCAATGGGAGTAATTTCCGGCAAGGAACATTATTCGTCATCCGAGCTGGCATTCCAGATTGGTTCGCAGGTATCTCAAGTATTGCCACTTGATATGCTGGAAGGCGGAGGAGGCATTTCTCCTCTCATCCCGAGTGCTGCTAAACCGCTTGTTGAGGCTTATGTGATGAACAAGAGCTGGACAGGTCTCCCAATATACAAGGACACATATTTCAACAAGGATATGCCAGAATGGACCAAAGCATATAAGAGTGCCAATAAGCAGCTCGTGGGACTTGCTGAAGCCGCAAACAGATTCTCCGGTGGTGACGAATATACTAAAGGTGCGATTGACATCAATCCGGCACGGGTTGAATATATGCTCAATGGCTATTTCGGTGGTTATGCTACACTTGTCAATAAACTTGTGAAGATGGGCGAGACTGCTGTCGGAGCAAGAGATTTTGAGTGGAGAAATATGCTGGTCGCAAGTCGTGTTGTAAAGAGCGGTGATGAGCGTACACAGAGAAGAAAACTGACAAACGAGTTCTCCAACATCAAGGAAGAAGCCGAGAAAACCTCAAAGAGATTGAGAGGATATGAGGATAAGGCTGATGCAGGTGTTGCAGAGTATGCGGAAAAGTTAGACTTCCTTATGAACTCACCGGAATATTTGCGATATGAGATTTACGAGGATTACAAACTCGACCTTCAGGATATTCGAGAGGATATGAAGTATGAAACGGACCCTTCATCATACAAAGACCTTGAAGACGAGTATTATGCTCTGATTCGAGAGCTGGTGGATGAGGTTAACGAATCCCGAAACAGTAACAGATAAAACAACGCGATGCCTGTAGTGATTTAACTTTGTGACCATTACAGGCATCCATTAACAATTTCATCTATGGCCGAAGAAAGAATCAGACCGTTAAGCCGCGTTCATAATCCGATTGAGTTGGATTCCGTGAAGTCTGCGAAAAAGTCTCGCAACGACACTCGCGGCTTTGACATAATCTGGGAGGCGATGCAACATTACAGCAACTCCCAGAGATTCCGTGAAGACCGTGAACGGAACAAGAAATACACCTACGGCAGACAGTGGGATGACATCATCATTGACGAGAACGGTGTGAAGATGAAAGAGGAGGACTATATCAAGTCGCAAGGCAATGTCCCTCTGAAAAACAATCTCATCCGAAGACTCGTCCGCAATGTCCTTGGCGTTTATCGCTCCCAGTCAAAAGAACCAACCTGCGCAGCAAGGGATTCAGAAGAAAAGAAACTTGGCGAGACAATGAGCACCATCCTTCAGTGCAATCTTCAACTGAACAAGGCCGCGGAACTGAATGCAAGAGAGCTGGAGGAGTTCCTCATCAGCGGCTTCGCTATGTATCGCCTTTGGTACGGATGGAAGAATGACAAGTTGGATTGCTGGATTGAGCCGATAAACCCTAATAATGCCATTCTTGACAGTAATATGCGAGACTTCCGTGGAGGGGATGAATCCATCATTGGTGAAATTCACGACATCAGTTTTCTCACTCTCTGTCAGCGATTTGCAAAAAGTCCGCAGGATTATGCAAGGCTTGCGGAGATTTACCGTGTAGCCAAAGACACATCACGGCTTCCACTGTACTGCCAAACATTCGGGTATTCGGAAAGACAGGCCAACCACGATTTCCTTTTCCCCAAAGACCCAACAAGATGTCGTGTGATAGAAGTATGGCGAAAGGAGAGCAAGCCGCGCTACCGTTGCGTTGATTATAATAATGGTGAGATTTTCAAGTGTGAGATTGAAGACCTTCAGGAACTTGTGCTTGATGTCAATGCCAAACGAATGCAGATGGGAGCAAAGCAAGGTATTGCACCTTCTGACATTCCACTGATCCAGGCGACCTGGTTTATGGATGAATACTGGTATTATTACTACCTATCACCATTCGGAGACATCCTTGATGAAGGAGAAACCCCGTATGAGCACAAAAGCCATCCTTATGTGTTCAAGGCATATCCGTTCATTGACGGTGAGATTCATTCCTTCGTGGCTGATGTCATTGACCAGCAGCGTTACACAAACCGCCTCATCACTATGTATGACTGGATAATGCGTGCAAGTGCAAAGGGCGTGCTTCTGTTCCCTGAGGATGCGCTTCCGGAAGGATATGACATAAATGACATTGCCGATGAATGGAGCCGCTTCAATGGCGTTATTCTCGTAAGCAAGAAACGCAAGGACGGCATAATGCCTCAACAGGTTGCCAATAACTCGACAAATATCGGAATATCCGAATTGCTCAACCTGCAATTAAAATTCTTCGAGGACATCTCCGGCGTAAACGGAGCGTTGCAGGGTAAACCGGGTTACAGCCAGACCTCCGGTGCGTTATATGCACAACAGACACAGAATGCAACTACATCACTACTTGATGTGCTTGACACATTCTCGTCATTCGTTGTCGATGTCGCATATAAGACTGTCAAGAATATCCAGCAGTTCTATGATACGAAGCGAGTATTCAATATTGCTGGAAAGGCCGCCGGACAAATCGTTTACGAGCCGAACAAGATTCGTGATGTTGAGTTCGACCTTTCTATTATTGAAAGCACTTCAACACCTGTTTACCGTCAGATGGCCAACGAGTTTCTTATGCAGATTTGGCAGTCCGGACAGATTTCCCTCCAGCAACTTCTGCAGCACGGAGATTTCCCATTCTCGGACGAACTCCTTCAAAGCCTTCAGAGCCAGCAGGAGCAGCTTGCAAAAGGCGAAATGCCGCAGGGCCTTTCTCCGCAGCTTATGCAGCAGGCACAGCAAGGAGCCAATATGGAGAATGTCAACAAAGCATACAATATGCTTACCGGACAATATCAAATGGCATCATAGAACGAGAAGGGGGCTTGAAAGGCTCCCTTCTTTATAATGTAGCTGCCGTCATCGGGCGTTTCCTTGACCTTAACATATTCGTCCCAGGACGGACACGCCGGACTATAGAAGGCCGGTCCATTTCATAATAAGAGATATGCATACCTATTGCCCGTGTCATCAAGAGGTCATCGTGTTTGCCTTTTACCGCACCGTATGCACCGTTCTGTTTCTTTTCGTATGTGAGATATTCATTCACACATCGTTCATCCCTTTCTACATACAGATTCTCCCTGATAACTTTCCTGAGCGTGTCTATCAGTTCTGGCTTTGTCTTGATGTTGGTATGATAGCCATAAATCTCCGTTTCTCCGTCATCCTGCGAATCGCTGGCTTTCTTCCTTGCGTATAGATTGTCGTAGTAACCCTTGATTCTCCGTAGAACAGATGCTCCATGGTCTGCTTCCGGGTCCTCTTTTTCCCTGTCGTGAGTTTCAAGTGTGTTACTCTCAATAACAAGCAGAGCATTATCATACCAAGCGGCAATACGAGCAGCCTCCCACGCCAATATGTCATAATCATCAGTATGTCCATACCATTGAGCAACTACCGTTGGTAAATCATCATCCAGCAAGCCAAGTCTGTCAAAGACTACAATGACAGACCAGTCAGCCTTACTTGACCTTCCACCAATATCTACAACAACCAAGTAACGGTCAGTTATCTTCTCATATTCATCTATCTCCGGAGGAGACCATACCCAGAATAGTCCCTGATTATCTTTTATGAATCTAACATTCCTCAGTCCTGCTTCTCCTTCCTGCGCATCTGCATAGACATCTCCAATCATCTGCGGTACACGGCAGGTCTTTCTGAAATTTTCGACTTTGTATTTGTCAAATACCATCTGTCCGGAATGGACAAATGCTTCAATGTCATCAGAAGGGAACTCGGATGCCATAACTGCGTGGGAGTTCTTTCCGGCCCTCTCGTGAATATACCAGTTGATTGCTTCGAGCGTTGCTCCTTTCTCCCATAACCAATACAGGTATCTTCCCGGCTCCTCACGGTTGGACATAACATTGTCATTGTTACGGTTGAGGTAGAGCATACGGGCAAATTCGTACACGCTCCCTTCGATGTCAAGAGAATATTCGTCAATCTCATACCACGCAATGAACAGAGCCTCAAACAGAGACAATCCATTTTTCGCAGCATCATATTCAGTCTGGAAGAAGTTTCCGGTACCGTTGGCCGTTGACTCCAGCACAATCATCGTGTATGGCTTCAAAAGAACTCCGGAGCAGGCCGACCTGACAATATCTTCCGGAGATTTATGGTCTGTTGTCTTCCACAGTCCGACCTCCGAAAGATGCACAAGGTTATAGTCACCTCCTCTGGATGAATCAGGCCGTTCAGCCGTACCGACTTTTATTTTGCACAGACGCTGCGGTACGCGGTGGATGCTTCCTGAATGACCTACACCAACCCACTTCGGTTCCTTATCGTCATACACAGCCCCAAGTTTGTTGAGCAGATCCAGCGGATATGCCTTAATCATTCTGTCAAACATATCCTGAATCTCATCGGAAGCTGTTCCCTGATGTGCAACGATAAGAGAGTTGAGTCCGACGCGGTGACAAAGCTGCAACCACGCCATATACAACTGGATACAAGTGGAGCCACCCCATTGTCGTGCTTTTAGCAAAATCAAGCGGATAGGCTTGCCGGCCCTCCGCTTGGCTTCAAGTCTTTCAACCAACCTCCTTTGCGGACGGCTCAATTTGAAAAGAACATCCTCTCCTCCGCCCTTGGGCTTGATATAAACATAGAAAGCAGCCCAGAAAGCAAAGTCATATCGGCTTCGTATGCGGCATATTACATTCGCTATGTCTTGAATAGCCTCGTCAATATCATCAGGGTCTTCCAGGTCATAGTCCATATTGCCGGCATTCACTTCCGATTCAATGAAAGAGCGGATACTGCCGTACTTCAGAATCTCCTTGATGAGAGGAATCTTCATCATTTCTGGCGGCAGATACCACGCATATCCAAATTCGGGAAGGAAGATGCGGACACGCTCGCTCATAAACAATGAGCCCTCGCCGGTAACCGGGTCGAACTTGGCTGTTATCAAGTTCCTCCTCCTTTGGTTTTCGGCGATGATTTCAAGGACCTTCTTATGTATTTCCGCTTCTGACTGTTTTGATTGAGCGGAGGCTACATGAACAGGTGCCTGTATTTCTTTTTCCTCTGCTCGTACCATTGCTTCTTGATATAGCAAATAAACACCCGTGCTGATTCCGGAGTAAGATAAAACTTGGGTGCCGGTTGTTGAACAACTTCAAAAGTCAAATCATAGATTGAATCGTTGGGATGCTCTTTCTTTAGTTCAAGCACTCGTCTGTATATCTCCTCATACATCTCTCTCTTGTTGGGGCGCATCTGCGCAATACTCTGTCCCTTGTACATATTGGAAATGACTATTGAAGCCCTTTCCTCGCTTACATAGAATCTCCTCGCGGGCATTTCTACAACTTTTCTGTACAATTCTTTTGTATTGCCATTATGTGAGCACAAGACCTCCTTATATGCGTCCATGAGGTCTTCATTACGCATATCCTCATATTCAAATGTGCTCCCAACATTCTTCATTTAACGCTTTAATCTTCGTAAAAATAACAATAATTATGTAAAAGATAAAATAAACATTACAAATTGCACATTTATATTTGTTCAGTAAAGTTTCATAAACCAATATTTTAAGATATGGCAGAACCAGCAAAGTCCAAGAGAGACACCTTTCTTTCCGGAAGGTACCCTGGCCGTCAGTTCGCCGATGACGAAGAAATGTTTGGCCAGATAGGTCAGGACTTCGACGCTCTCGAAAACGAAAAGAATACTCTCGCACAGCGTGAGAAGAATTTTTCAAATTTCATTTCAGCAGACCCGAGAAATGCCGGCCTCTTTATGCGTATCAAACGCGGCGAGGACCCTATTCTTTGGCTCGTCCGTCAATATGGACCAGACATCGCAGAGCGTGCTGATGACCCGGAATTTCAGAAACAGTTGGAGGAAGCACGCAAGGACTATCTCCAGCAACTGAAAGAATCAGAGAGGCTGAACAAGGAATACGATGACAACATCGAATCCACCGTGGAGAACATTGATTCATTTGCCAAGGAAGTTGGCGATGAGGCAAAGGATGCCGTAATGAATGCCCTCTCAACTATCGTTCACGATTACATCTGCGGCAAAGTCACTTCGGAGACAATAAAGATGGTTGCCAACGGTCTGAACTACGAAACCGACATCGCCAATGCTGCCAAGGACGGAGAAATCCGTGGCCGCAACACCAAGATTGACGAGAAGTTGAAGAAAGGTTCAAAAGGCGATGGCACAATCCAACTCGGCGGAAGGGATGTGACGGCAGGTTCCGGCAATGTCCGTAAACGCTCAAATCCAATATTCGACCTTGCCGAGCAAGCAAAATAGAGTTTTACCAACCAATAAAATCATTTTTACTATGGCAGAAACAGCAACTGTTGTACCTGGTGAGGTGGTTCAGCCAACCTCTGTAACACCCACCCCCGGACCCGGAAGCGCGGGTCTTCCTACACAGGTTCCCGGCCAAGCAACTACCGTCAGCGGGGCAGCAGCCGCTACTGGTGGAGTTGACGCTGGTAATCTTATCGTCCCTGACATTGACGAAGACCTCTTTGAATTTGAAAAGGACGACAACCCTCTTATGCAGCTCATGCTGAAGGCAAAGAAAGTAACAGTCACTTCACCTGAGGTTGACCACTATATGCTGGATGAGCCGGCTGATGGCTGCGAAACAAATGCAACTCTCGAAGCATCCTCCGGACAGACAGCAGTCCTTCCAGTTGATGCGAAATATCAGAAGTATTTCCATCCATACGACACCGTTCTCGTGAAAGATGTAGATGGATATACCGAAGACGGTTCCGAGAAGACACCGGGCAAGGACCTGATGCTTTTCGTCACAGGTATTGACCCTACAACAAACAATCCTATTGTCCGTGCAGTCAATGGCCCTCGTGACAACAAGACTGACGATTGGTGCAAATGTCCGAAGATTCCTTCAGGAACATATCTTGTCTTCCTGACCAATGCTCTGTACGAAACGCAGAAAGAAGTCGAACCTGACCTCATCCTCCCTACTCCGGAGCGTTTCTATCTCCAGAAATCAGGAATGAATCAGGTGGTGTCTGATTACTTCGATTCGCAGAAGAAGCGCATCCCATTCAACGAGGCTATCGTAGCAGAGAAGGCCCTGCGCAACTACAAGCGTAAATGCAACCGTTCTCTGTGGGCATCTCGAAAGAGCAAATTCCTCGTCAAGGCTGACAAGAATATGGGTTCACAGTTTGTTTATACTGCTGAAGGAGTTCGTTGGCAGTTCAAGCGTGAACTCCAGCACACCGGCAAGTGGACCGTAGAGGAACTCATCGCACTCGTGAAGATGTTCAAGAACGGCGAGGATGTTCCGGAGGGAGGCGTATTCCTCGTAGGTACAAACCTGCTTGAGCAGCTCCAGTGCATCGATTACACTGGTCATCCGGAAATCACAATCACTTCTGCTGTCAATCCAATTGGATGGAAGGTCACGAGAATTACGACTATTTTCGGAGACCTCGACATCAAGCAGGAGCGCACTCTTGACCGTCTGCATTGGTCAAACTCTGGTGCTGTTCTTGGCTACAACCGTCTCGTACACTACAGCAGGACAGCGGAACACTCATTTGAGGAAGATGTCGAAGGACAGGAGGCAAAACGCACCGGCATCCTCAAATGGGATTGCCTCGGGCTCAAAGGCTCTTGCCACATCTGGATTGATGGCGAAGGTGCCTCTGCAAATGATGGCGCAGTAACCATCTCTTACTGGAACTCCAATGAGGCTCCTGCAGGTAGCGACCTTGTTAACGGCCGTGTTTACTACCTCCTGCAGGATTGTGCCGGAATCAATGCTGATGCAAAAGCAGGTCAGTTGTGGCAGGTAAAGATTGTATCAGAATCACCAGTCTGGTCTGAATACACCGGAACTGTCTATGGCAACTGATAGCCAGTAGAGCAGCCGCCCTATGGGGAGGGTGACAAAACGGTCCCCCTCCCCATTTTTACCAACAGAGAATGTAACTCAAAACCAAGAAAGATGAAAATCTACAGAAAAACATACGGAGTCAAAAACCTTATGGAATGGCAGGCGAACATTCCAGTTGGCAAGGGTAGGCTCACAGTTCATTTCGCAGGTGGAACCAGAACCGCCTATGGTCTTACTCCTGCAACATACAAGAGCGAGGACCCAATCCTACAGACTATCATAGAAAAGAGTGATTATTTCCGTTCCGGAAGAATCTTCCTCGTGAAGTCTGAGTTCATTAAAGATGTTCCTGACCCAGTTCCTGCAGCACCTGCACAGAAGCCTGCAAAGGTAGAAGAACCTGCTCCGAAGTCCGAGCCAACCGTTACTGATTCAGACGAGCAGGCAAAGGCCGATGAATCAGACGGGAATGCCCAGAACGAGCAGACAGGACCGTCAAATGCCATTCCAACATCAGAAGACATTGCACCTGCACAGGGAGAACAAACAAATTCTGATGCTGACAACGGCCAGAAAGAAATCACGATTGATGAGAACGGCTTTGCTGTCGTTGATGTTACTTGCACAGAAGACGCTCGCCGTTATCTCATTGACAATTTCGGGTTCACACCTTCGGCGGTCCGCACAAAGGACTTTATCAGGAATAAAGCAGCGGCAAACAAAATCAAGTTCACCGTAAATGGAGCAGAACTCTAAAGGAGGTTTGCCGTATGCTGTACTCTGTCAGTGAACTGAAAAAGGACATTCGTGTTGTCCTGGATCAGAATATGACCAGTGAGCAATTGTTCGAGACGGGCGACATTGACACGCTTTCATTGGAGGAAATCATAGAAAGCAAAATAGTCGATGCCGCCCGACTTGTTGAAACTAATGCACCTCTGTATTTGATTGATGGAGGAAAGCATTTCGATAGTAGCATAGATTGGGACAGTGCTCACGGATATGGTGGCGGAAGAATACTCCTTCCGGAAGATTTTATGCGTCTCGTTTCCTTTATGATGAGTGACTGGGACTACCCCGTAAGCGCGGCATTGACCGAGGATGACCCGGAATACGCAATGCAGAGAAGTCGTTATCCCGGAATCAAAGGGAATCCGCAGAGGCCGGTAGTAGCAATAACCACACAGCCAGCCGGCCAAGTTCTGGAATTTTATTCCTGTACGGCAGGAGAATCAGTCTATGTCCGCAGAGCGCAGTACCTGCCTATGCCGGAAATCAAGGATGATATGATTGATTTGTGTGTAAAACTGCGCCGCTCAATAGTCTATCGCGCAGCCAGTCTTGTTGCTACAGCAATAGGGCAGACAGATTTGGCTGCTGCATTGTTGAATACTTGTAATGAACTTATGTCATGAGTGATTTAAGAAATCTTGGATTATTCGCAACCGTGGATGCACTCTGGGCCGAACATCCGGAAGGAGGCCAAGAGGGAGATTATGCATTCATAGGCGAATCGGAGCAGACCGCGACTAAGTATCGTTGGAACAAATACGAGAGGATTTGGGAAAATGCTGCCACAGTCACGGAGACTTCCGGAAAGAAAAGCGAAACTTTCGATGGCGATAAAACCATCAACGGAAATGTTTCCGTAGGTGGCAATGTAAAAGTCACTGGGGACACAAAACTCCAAGGCAACGCCAGCGTCAGTGGTAATCTCAAAGTGGGAGGTGTGCTTGATGCGGCAAAAGTGAAGCAACCTTGCTGCGGCCTATTTGATACCTTGACTGCATTAAGAACTGCATATCCAACCCCTGAGGATGGTTGGTGGGCAGTTGTCGGTAGCACAGTACCTGGACCGATATACAGAGCAAAAAACGGTGTATGGTCGGCAACTGGAGAAGAAGGTGGCGGTGCTGAACTTGATGTTACCCGTATCACCAATATTGAAGAAAAGAATGCCGAGCAGGACGAGAAAATTTCAGAGCTGCAAACGAGTGACACTCAAGCGACACGCGACAGAGACACCCTCTGGGAACATGTCAATAATATCGAGTACCTGCTGAACGGCGAGGAAGGCGAAAATGTGTCAGAAGCCATTGAGAACTTCAAAGAGGTAGTTGAGTTCCTATCCGGAGTGAAGGATGATTCCACTCTAATCGCTTTGCTCGAAGCATTGAAAGCAATGGCTACCAATGGTTATTCCTTCAAAGGTGTAGCCAACCCCGAATCCCGCGACCTGATTACATTCACAGAGTTGAAGCCTTCACAGCCGGAAGCATATCTTGCACTTTCAGAAGGTGAATATTGGCAGTTTGGGTGGACTTCATCATTGACACCAGTAGATGTAGCTACAGATACACCAAGAGTGTTGCTTGGTGCAAATGAAGTCGCTTTTGTCCTTTACAACAATGGCTGGTCAGCAATCAAGATTGATTTGGCAAAGAAGACCTATGTAGATTCAAAGGTCAGCGAAATTGAAAAGAGGCTTGACAACATCGGAGATGAGATTACTGCACTGAATGTTCCTGCTGCAATCTATAATCCAACTGTCGAGCACCCTTTGTCCGGTGGCGGCTATTACTCCTTGGAAGACAACGAACACCCTTCACTGTCTGCCGTGCATGTAGCCAAAGCCAACGGCAAGGCCGTCAAGGGACTTATGATGTCCTTTGCAATCTCCGCTTCGGTATGGAAGACATATCAGTTTGTCGGTTTGACAACAGAGGATGTGGACTGGTTCAATATTGACAACTGGAAGGACTTCGGTTCGCTGGCCGCAGGAAGCGAGAACTACATCATCATAGATAATCTTTGTGGTGCTCCTTCTGTTGGCGACTTCTATAACCTGCAATCGGCAGTTGAGCGTCTTATTGCCTACCAGCAGACATCCGGAGTGACCTACGCAAAGCGAGGACTTATCATTTCGTATCTCGTGGCAGAGAACACGATGGAGACGAAGATGTTCAATGGAGCATTGGCTGACTTCTCTGAAGTTGGTTTATGGAAAGACTTTGGCGGCGGTGGCTCAAAAGTGGAGACCAAAGACGAGCCGCAGTCTGACGGCAAAGATGCGTTTTCGACCGGAGGTGCCTATAACCTTCTGCCTACCGGAATCCGTGTAAACACAGAGGAGGAAGGCATTGTGAAACTCGCTCTGGTAAACGCAAACGGAGAGGACATAACAGATGAGGAACAATTTTCAGTTGGGACCGGGACAGGTGGCGGAGGTGGCTCTGCTACCATAGTGAACATCAACTTCGAGGAATCCCCTCTGTACGGAAATGCAGGAGGAAATTTCATCCTTCGAGCGTCAATCCGTTCTATTACTGTTGTCGGACTGGAAGAACAGGACAATACAATCAATACCATTGAATTGTATGACAGAGACACGAATACTCTCTTGGAGAAAGTTATCGTGAATAAGGCTTCATCAGCAACAAGCCAGACCTATGACTTTGTGCTCGATGTCTCTAAATACTTCTCTAACGCCGGAGTTCGCAGGCTCAAACTCGTAGCGACAGACGACACGGACCATTCCGCATCACGAAATGTCAATGTGACAGCAGTGGATGTAACTATTTCAAGTGTTCAGACACTTCAATATACATCATCCACGGCTCTTGTTGCTGGTGGTGCAGCTAAATCCATTCCACTGTATAAGTTCGCCAACAATGCATCAGATAAAGGAATCAATGCCATCACGGAAATATACATTGGCGGAGAATGGAAAGAACTCGGGCAAGCAATAATAACCGACACCTACTCTCACGGAGTTTCTATCAATCCTTCAAACTGCCTTGGCCAGACACTTTCACACGGTGCATATCCAATCCGAGTTCACGGTGTGGATGTAGCTTCCGGAGTTGTCGGAAACTATCTCTATTCCGGAATCTTTGTGATTGACGAGAATAGTGTCACTCCGCTTGTTGTAGAGAGCTGGATTAGCGAGACTGTGAATCCTGTCGTCAAACTCTATGATACGATAGAAGTGCAGTATGCAGTCTATGCGCCTTCAAGCACATTCCCTACCGCACAGGTCTATCTGGACGGTGTTCAAGTGCAGTCTCATACAGCATACCGTTCTGTGTCATACACATATCGTCACCAGGTTACTGGAGTGGCATCTGATGGAACTGTGTCACAGATTGTCAAGGTTCGATGTGGCGAGACTTACGGGCCGGATGCGTCTTTCCTCGTTTCCGGTTCAGTAATCGATGCTGCGTTAAAGGACGGAGCAATCTACGCATTTGATTTCTCAAACAGAAGCAATGATGAGGAAGACCACACCATTGAGAGTGGAGGACAGAGCATCGTTCTGAACGGTTCCAACTGGTCAACAACCGGATTCAAGGAGTTTAACGGAGAAATGGCATTGCGCTTTGCAGAGGATGTAACAGGCACTCTCAGCCATCGTCCATTCTCAAAGGCTACTGTTGAGACCAATGGCCTTGGTATTCAGTTCAAGTTCGCTTCAAAGAATCTCACGGATGATAATGCAGTGCTGATGGAATGTCGTGATGCCAACAACGGTGCCGGATTCTATGTGACCGGTCGGGCTGTCGGAATCCAAGTCGGAACATCCAAGGAAGAACGCTTCTATAAACAGGGCGAAGACATCACCGTTGACATCGTTGTTGAACCTGCATTAGAAGGTTTGGGACAGACACGCAACGGTACGACTTACTACTTTATGAAGTTGTACCTCAACGGAGAGGAAGTCGCAGTACTCAGTTATATCCCAGGTCAGTCCAATCTTGTACAAAACAGTGACATCCGTTTCTATGGTACGGAAGGTGACTTTTATCTGTACTATTGCATTGCTTGGGAAGACTATTTCCTTTTCGACCAGGCATTCCAGAACTACCTCGTCAAACTGACGGACACCACGGCAATGGCGGAGGAGTATGATTTCGAGAATGTGATGGCATCTCAGGCCGTGACAGAACTCGGAATCCTTTCGACAAAGTTGCGTCCGCAGGCAGCAGCTCTGGCGGAACGAGGACTACCATACATCATAGAATGTCCGTACAACGGTTCAGACATTGAGGCCCTTGACAACACAACAAGCACAAAGACCAACAACTATGTGATACTCTATTACATAGACCCGTTACGGCCTTGGACAAACTTTGTGGCTTATGATGTTCGCAGAAGGAATCAAGGAACCACATCAGCGAAACGCCCGGTAAAGAATCCTCGTTATTATTTTGCACAGAAGTATGGCTCCACCTACGACAAAGCCACCAAGACCGGCGGAACACGAATTGTCCTTCTTAACCCGGATAATACTACGGAGGAAGGACGCAGGGCAATCGCTCTGGCAGCAATCAACAAGGTGCAGATTAACGGCAGCTCAATCCCAGTGGACATCATTACAGTCAAAGTCGATTTCTCAGACAGCTCGAATGCAAATGACTGTGGCGTTTGTGATATGATGAATGCCACCTTCCGTGCCCTTGGCGGTCAGTATCTCACTCCGGCTCAAAGGGCATTTGACGGAACTTGGAAAAAAGGAAGCATAGAGTTGGAAGGACTTGTGATGAACCATTCAACTGCAAACTTCCCTGTTGCAATGTACCGTTCAAAAAGTGAGTCTGGATCTGAACCGTACTTCCACGCAAAAGGTAACTGGAAAGAGGACAAGAAGGAACAGACTGCACTCGGTTTCATCAACACGCCGGGATATACACTCGGATGTTTGAATTATGGTGAGTTTATAGAGTTCTATGGACAGAAAGGTGAAAGCCTTGCTGACGAAAAGGCTCGCTTCCTCTCAACATCAGGTCTTAATACCGGAGAAACATACATTCTGACACAGTATTGCGGTCCGTCTTACATCATAATGGAGTATAACGGCACTAACTGGGAGGAACAGACTGGCTCAATGGTGCAGAACGCCAATGGCAAATGGACTGTGACCGGAAAGGTGCTCAATCCAACAGACGGTTTTGAACTCCTTAACTACCAGGGAATGGACTGGTTCAAGGGAGTTTCATCAGTTGATGACCTTATGGCACCTTCCACCCAGTACTCTAAATGGGTGCAAACGCTCATAGATAATGGAGATATATCAATACAGAGTGCACCTGCGTGGACTTACTATTTCGAGTGTCTCGTTGATGATGATGACCTTGCTATAGCATACGCCCTGGGAAAGAAGGTTCCTTATAATCTGCTTCGCTGGATGATGTTCTGCGATTCCTGCGATTATGACAAGTATGCCGGCACTGCTTTGTCCCGTTGGCGTACCGGATTGTGGAAATACGCATCTCCATATTCTTGTCTCGCATACGATGTGTTCACAGACTATTCAGCGGCTGTTGACCAGAGAGCGAAGAATATGCAGCCGATGTGGTTCCTTGAGGATGGCTGTAAGATAGTCAACGGTGTAATCTATAATCAGGATGGCGAGACTTACGAGGCCGCTACCGGGATGATGCCGATGAGGATGTATCTGAATAAGGTATATGACTGCGACACCTGTAACGGAAAGGACAATGATGGAGGACAGACCATTGACGCGGAGGTGGACCCGAACAGAATGCCTGATGAGACATTCGTGAATCCGTATGCAGGATATAATTCAACATTGTTCAGGAACATCTTCTTGCAACCGGAGGTCATTGTAGATGCAGACGGAACTCTGCTTAATCTGCAAACAGTTGCTTCTGCAATGCGCTCCTGCACAGCCACCGTTGATGGAATCACTCTGCATCCGTTCTCTCCGGAAGGTGCAAAGCATTTCTTCATTGACCGCCGCATATCGCGCTGGCCAAAGAAAGTATCATCATACGATGGAGAACGCAAGTACATTGATTTTACATCAACAACAGCCGACACACTTTATTTCTATGCTTTGCAGGGCCTTGGACTGACTTCGCTTCCTGCATTCATCGAAAGAAGGTACAGATACCGTGACGGATTCTTCGGTACCGGAGATTTCTTTTCCGGAGTTCTCGCCGGTCGTGTGAACGCTCCTGCAGGAGCAACAATCAAAATCAAGGCTGCAAAGTCAGGCTATTTCGGCATTGGTAATGATTCATCCGGCTCACTGTCAGAGAAAGTGTATCTGGAAGCCGGGCAGGAATACGCATTCACAAACTTCTCTCACGAGGAAGGTGCTCTGCTCTATATCTATCAGGCAGACCGTATGTCAATGATAGACCTTTCTCAAATTGCTCTTTCTGACAACTTCTCATTTGCAGTGATGACACTTGCGGAAAAGATTGTGCTCGGATATGAAGGCAAACAGGATTTGTCCATCCTGTCATACAACAAATTGACAAACCTGCAGCTTGGTGAACTGCCGTTCCTCAAGACGCTGGACATCAGAGGCACAATCATAACCAATGTAAATGCGGAGAACTGCCCTCGTCTGGAGTCCCTCTATGCCGCCTCATCACAGCTCACAAGAGCCGACATTGCAGATGGAGCGAAGATTTCGCTGATGCAGTTGCCGTCAACTTACAGTTATCTCAAATTGAGGTATCTGCCAAATATGACGATAGACGGCATCACGCTTTCCAATCCTGCATCCGTCCGCACGCTCATTGTTGAAAACAATGCGAAGATTGATAGCGCAGAACTGCTCAGGATGATTGCCGGAGCAAGCGGAAGTGCACTCCGAATTGTCCGTTCTACTCCTGTTAATATCTCCGGAAACGGTGATGAGCTGGAAGTTTGGTGCGGTCTTGGAATGACCGGTTTGGATGCAAACCTTACTGCTCAGGACCATCCGGCCATTGTCGGAACATACCAACTGACAAAGTTCAAGACAGATGAACAGATTGCCACTTGGCAGGCTGCCTTACCTGAACTCACTATCAGCAATACTCCGTGCACGGTGGTTGAGTTTGATGATTCTGAAACGGACTGCAAGAATATATCCAATCTTGACAATGAGACTGGATATAAGTTCGGTAATGACTATGCTCCATCCGGGCATATCACGGCAATCCTTGAAAAGCGTCACGCGGTTCTTGGGAAATTGCAGACAGACAATGCAATGCTGGTCGCACAACTTGATGATGCCGACCGCACCAGATATGCTCTGGATGGAAGTCCAGCCAACTTGAAGGGAGACCGTGACGAATCATTGGCAGATGAGGGTGATGTCTTTATGTTTGAGCCTCATTACTTCTACAAGGGTATCAATGACTACCTCAACAATAAGAAATATCACGCATTCAGTTCTCTTGCCGAAACGCCACAAGATCTAGGAAAGGATTCTGTCAAAGTAAATCTTTCAGAACTTGTTTGCTATGATGGACGCGGACTGTCCGTATCAGCAATGGAAGTCGGTGCAGTCGTGGAGGATGCACTTACCGTTTATTCGACATACAATGTATATAAGATAGATGTTGAAGGCGTGAAGGTCATCCGTTTCCCTGCCTGTGTATCCGGAACATACGGAGCTGCATTTGCTGATGAGGATGGAAACTGCGTTGGCGTTGTGCGACTCGGCTCTCTGAATGGATATGTCAATGGTGACTATCTTTTCAAAGAGGTGCCTTCCAGTGCAAAGACACTGTATTTCACAACCGTTCATGCTCTTGATGCAAACTGCTATGCTGATTATTGCGTAAAAGCATATTCAACTGACATCACTGCCGTTGAACCAGACTGGGTGGAGCATGATGAATGTCTTTGCGCTATCTATGAAGCAAACTGCGCCAATGACATTATGCGTTCCATCTCCGGTGTCGCTGCTACCAATAATATGAAGTGCGGACAATATACGGAGATGGCATCTGCAAGAAAGAGTGGTGCCGGATTTCAATGTGTAGATTATGAGATGTCGAAAGATGTCGCCAATCTGTTCTATGCGAAGTATGGCACAAGGGATTCCCAGATGCAATGCGGCTACGGTTCGGGAACGACAGCGGCAATCGCAGGAAAGACAGATTTCCTTGGTATGAAGGATACAATCAATCCAAATGGCGAGGCCAATTATGGGTTCTACTACAATTCTGCTGGAACGCTCACTTCAATTCCTGCGGTCAATGTTATGGGCTACGAGAACTGGCAGGGAGATTCCGGAGAATGGATGGATACTCGCAGGGTAGGTCTTGCCAATGGAGCGAAAGTAACTGATTCGCTTGGTGCATCCCGTTCAACGAAGGTTGGTGTATGGCAAATCAAGATGAATGACGGCTCTACCCGTGAGGTGCAGGGACAGACAGCGACTTCCAACTACATTTCAAAAGTTGTGAACGGCAGATTTATGGATGTCATTGCATCTTATGCCAACGCAACCAGCACATCTGGATATGCTGACTATCATTGGTATAGCGGTTCCAGCTCCCGTGTGGTGCTCCGGTCGAGCAGCGGCGCGAGCGCGGATGGCGGCGTTGCGTGTGCGGATGCGTTCTACGATTCGTCGGATGCGCACGCGTACTATGGTTCCCGTCTTGCCTTCCGCGGCAAAATCCGCTGGGCAAAGAGTGTCGAAGAATATAAGGCGGCACCGATGGCGGCGTAGAATTGTGTGAGGGTATGCGGGCGACCGCTTTAAGTGGTTGCCCGCATTGAACTCAAAAATTATAAAATGGTGGATTCTCCCAAGCTCCCGTGTGGTGCTCCGGTCGAACAACAACGCGAACGCGAATGGCGGCGTTGCGTATGCGAATGCGAACAACGATTCGTCGAATGCGAACACGAACTATGGTTCCCGTCTTGCAAACAATGAGTAAGAGTAATAAATAAAAAGTGTTAGACGCTTTCGGGACATATCTTTGTCACAGAAGATAGTCTCTAATAGATGTGCCTATTGAATGGGAGGACGAGTTCCTCCGTATCGATGCACAGGGAGATGAACCACGGCAACAGCGGCAGGATGCCGGAAAGCCGAAAAATATACCACGAGGTAGGGTTTAGTAGGGACCACAATGGTCAGCCGAACAAGCTGTGCCTCAAAAATTGAAGGCGTTAAAAATTGAAACGGGTTGGTAAAAAAGACAACCTTATCGCTGAGATAGTCCGTGAAGAACATCTGAACTATTCAATAGACCAGGTGCTCGACACGAAAGCGAAGCGTAAAAGCCTCGGAGGACGAAAGATTCTCCGAAACAGGGAACAAGTTGTCCAAAGGCTGAAAAAGGAAATATCCGAAGGAACATTTGAACTTCACGGATATAGCGAGAGAGATGTCAAGGACGGCCCCAAAACCCGTAAGGTGCAATGTACCTGCTTATATGACCGCATAGGACTATATGCCATAATGGATATAGTTGAGGCCTATGTAAAAAAGAAGTACATCAACACCACTGCTGCCAGCATCAAGGGACGCGGAATGCACTACCTCTTGAATGCGTTGAGAAAAAACATCCGCGAGGACCCGGAAGGAATGCAGTTCTTTTACAAGAATGACATCCGGAAGTTCTATGAAAGCATAAATCAGGACATAATGATGAATGCCCTGCGGATGATATTCAAGGACAAAATCCTTCTGACTATGTTGGAAAGATTTGTCCGGATGATGCCGAATGGATTGTCCATAGGCCTGCGGAGTTCGCAGGGATTTGGAAATATGCTGCTGTCAATCTACCTGGATCATAAACTGAAGGACCAGATGGGAGTGAAGCATTATTACAGATACTGCGATGATGGTGATGCCCACGCAAGTACGAAACGAGATTGTTGGAAGATTCGTGACGCACAGCATCAGTTTCTGGCCAAGGCGAAATTAGAAATAAAACCTAATGAAGCCGTGAGCCCAATAACGGAAGGCGTGGACTTTCTGGGATATGTTATTTATCCGGAACACACAAGGCTCCGCAAGCGTAACAAACAGAACGCTGCCAGAAAACTGCATAAGGTTAAAAGCCAGAAACGGCGTGTTGAGATTATCGGCTCACTGTATGGACAATGCAAGCATGCAAACTGTCGGAACTTATTCAGAACCTTAACGGGAATGAGTATGGAAGAATATAAGAGACTGAAAGATTACAAATTCAAGCCGGAATATCCGGATGGAAAGAAACGATTTGTCGCAAGGGAAATAAACCTCTGCGACATAAGCCGTGAGGAAGTCCTTGTAATGGATTTCGAGACTGGCATCATTACGGCTCCACAGAAGAAAGACTATCAGAAGAAAGTGGATGCTGCCGCAAGACAGATGCAAAAATATCTTGATGATGGTCTTGCCATCCCGAAGAATTTCAAAGGTCCTGATGAGATTGAACTTCCCGAAGGCAAACACATCGTTCTCATACAGAGAAAGAACGGAGAGTTCCGAAAGTTCTACACCGGCGACAAGGAAAACTGGAGCATTCTTGAGCAGATGAGGAAAGCCGGACTTCCTATTTGGGCCGGATTCAAGGAAGTGCCTACAAAGTTCGGTGTGCGTTATGTCTTCGACTGTTAAACACATAAGGATATGATTAGAGCGTCATCAGGAGCGGAGCCGAAATACCTCCGCATTGCCAACAAGCGTCTCGGGAAGTTCGCTGTGGCCTTTGATGTGAAAAGGGAAGACGATGGTAATTTCTCTTTTATGGAGGAAACATTCGAACACCTTCCGTCAAAGGAAGACATTCGCCAAGTCATAAACGCATACTATAATGAGCAGACAGAAAAGGACATCATTACTGGCTTTGTTTATGATGGCATTCCTGTCTGGCTTTCAAGTGAGAATCAGTTCAATTTCAAAGCTGCCTTTGACCTTGCCATTCAGACATCAGGAAGTTCGCTTCCGGTAAAGTTCAAGTTCGGCACTGATTCGGAACCGGTGTACAAATCATTCAGCACTGTTGAGGAATTGAAGGATTTCTACACGAAGGCCATAGCCTATATTCAGAAATGTCTTGAAGACGGATGGCAGAAAAAGGATTCTGTCGATTATACAATTTATGTACTTTCTAAAGAGGAGGATTCGCTATGACATCTGTGGTTCTCTCCAGCATTTTGCTTAAAATGGTTATTACGGTGATGCTGCTCGTGCTGGTGGCAATGATTATCGACCTGGGAAGCGGTCTTTACAAGGCGAAGCAGCGCGGGGAACTTCGCACATCGGAAGCGTTGAAACGCACACTGACAAAGTTCATCAGTTACGAAGGAGGACTGGTCATTGCCGCAATGGTTGATATGCTAATCAATATGGCCCACTTCTTTGAGCTGTTCGGTGTCAATGCGTTGTCAAACATCCCTGTCGTAACGATTCTCGTTGGCATCTTCCTTCTGATTGTAGAGTTTATGTCGGTGCGAGAGAAAGCCGACCAGAAGACAAAGAAGCAACAGGCAGACGCGGCTGCACTCATCGCTAAACTAATCACAAAAGAAGACTTCAAGGAGATGATAGAGACTTTGAAGAACAACCAAAATTCAAAAAGTGAAAATGAAATAGTTGATTGATATATGAACGGAATCAAATTACCTGTCATTCTCATCGACAATGGCCACGGCAAGAATACTCCGGGGAAACGCTCTCCGGATGCCGTATTGGAGAAATACGCATCTCCATATTTCTTTCGTGAATACAAATACACAAGGGATATTGCAAAATCACTTTCATCCGCATTGAAGGAGAAAGGCATCACAAACTTCCTGCTGGTGAAGGAGGAAGAAGACATTGCCCTTTCGGAACGGACAGAACGGGTAAAAGCCTATTGCCGTCAATACGGCACGGCTAATGTCATTCTGGTCAGCATCCATGTAGATGCAGCCGCTGACAGCTCCGAGTGGAAGAATGCACGAGGATGGTCCGTGTGGACATCTCCTGGCAAAACGGAATCTGACATACTTGCAACTTCACTTCACGATGCGGCAATCGAATTTCTTGAGAATGGCGAATACGGAAAAACAGAGTTCTCAAAGAGACAGAAGCCAATCCGTTCAGACTTGTCTGATGGAGATGTGGATTTTGAAGCAAATTTCTGGATCTTACGCAAGACTCCGTGCACTGCCGTACTGACGGAAAACCTGTTCCAAGACAACAAGGAAGATGTTGCATTCCTATTGTCTGAATCAGGACGCAATGCAATCGTAAATCTGCATTGCAAGGGAATCATTGACTACATTAACAACTCAAAGAAATGGTAAGAAAACTATCAGTCATTGCTTTGTCTTTCATACTTGCAATGACCTCCTGCGGCACATCAAAAGCCGTTCAGGAAAACTCATACACTGAAACGAAGAAAGATTCAGTACATGTTGAGGTACAAACACGAATTGTATATGACACTGTACTGGTTGAATTACCCGTGGAAAGAGAGAAGAATATCACACCGGATGATTCTTCCCATCTCGAAAACTCTGTTGCAGTAAGTGATGCTTGTATTCGTGACGGAAGATTAGTTCACACGCTTGAAACAAAACAGGCCAAAATACAGGTCCCGGTATCCGTACCCGTTTCTGATACGACCAAAACGAGCACAAGCATAATTGAGACGGAGAAAAGAGAAGTGGAACATCAGATAGAATACATAGAGAAAGATTTGTCCTGGTGGCAGCGAACACAGATATATGGATTCTGGTGTATGCTGATGATTGCAATCCTTTCTTTTGCTTGGAGATACAGGAACAAGATAATTCCACTGATAAGGAGATTCATCTAAATGTAAATAATAAACTGCCGTTTGATGCAGTTGATAATATATTTGTGAATATGACAACGGTAACATTCACAGTACGGAAGGCAAATGTCTATGATGAGGTCGCAAAAACCACCTCATACACCGGCTCAAAGATGACCGGTGATGCCACTGCGTATCAGCGTATCTTTACGACTGATGCTGACCGTTTGATGCTTGAAAGGTTCTGGACGGAAGCCTGCAACTCCGTTGCTGACTTATTCAAGCCTTTCCTCACCTCTATTTCCGACATCACAGAAAGTCATCACGCAGATATTACTAAGAATTTCACTGCGGTGCTGGAGTTGTCCGGTTCATACGATACGGCCCTCAACCAGTCTATTGAGAGTTCGCTTTTCAGTTTCTTCACGAATCTTATAGTCAGCAAATGGTATGAGTTCTCGAATAAGAACGAAGCAGCGACATATGCGACTACTGCTGCAGCGATGCTTGAAGATGTACGGTCGAAAATATATTTTCGGAAGAAGCCACGCAGGATTCCTCCGACTGAAACAGAATAATACTTTTAGATATGGCAAAGGAAAACAAGACTATCTGCATCGACTTTGACGGTGTGCTTGCAGATTATTCCGAAGGGTATCAGGGCAAGGACAAGTTCGGCGAGATGATTCCCGGGGCAGATGTGGCATCCCAGGTCCTGAAGGATAAAGGCTGGACCATCATCATATACACCACCCGTCCGGCCACCGCAGCCCTCAAGAAATGGCTTGAGAAGAACAACATCAAGTATGACTACATCAATGAGAATCCGAATCAACCGGAAGATAGCAAGGATGGCTGCAAGATTGCTGCCGACATCTATCTTGATGACCGTGGTATGACCTTCCGAGGTCAATGGACTGACTGGCTGATTCGTGAGATTGCAGAGTTCCAGCCGTGCAGTGCAAAGAAACCGGACCAGAAGAAACAGATGGAAAAGGCATACGATGAGGGAAAGAACTGGCTCAAGAGAACTCGAGAAGCCCTTGCAGTTGATTCTTGCATATAATCTTAAAACTACTACGATATGGCAAAAGTCCCATTAACCATTACCCTGTATATGTCAGAGATTATTTACAGGGTTCAGAACAAGACCTACCTTACCGGACGCAGCCGTCAGAACGGTAACAACCACGAGGAGGTAGCCAATATGCAGAACAACGATGATGAGGAGAACAAGAATCAGATTCTTCTCTCCATCGGCAATGCTTTTGCAACACTCAAAACAAAGCTGTCCGAGTGGCTTGATGAATCTACCACTTCTGCCAGCAACGCACAGATTAAGGAGAATGCAAACCTTACTCTGACACTCCAGATGCCGTCAAATTACAACAAGTCCACGAAGGATTCCATAGCGACAATGGCCAGCGACTACATTGTTAATGTGGCAATCGGTGACTGGTTCCAGATTACCAACAAGAATGACGCGAAGGATTACTTCGATGCGGCCGGAGCAAATCTTGCATCAATCCGTGAAGCAGCCAACAAACGCATTCGTCCTACCCGTACTGAGGTGAGTGCATAATCCAACACAAGATGGCATATTATCCTCAATACGGTCTCGACTATAATCCGGAGCAGAATGTTCCCCGGACAAAGACTGTGACCTTGAATTTCAAGCGTCACGAGATTCTTGACGACCTCAAGCAATACTCCTTTGTCATAGGGGACATTCTGGATACAAACGATGAGCACGCAAGACATCAGATCCAGGACATAGCGGAGGATGGGAACATAGACAGAGTAACGAGGGTGATGAATCTTTGCATATCTGAATGCAGGGAGATTCTTTTCCCGTACACGAAAGAAGATGTTGATATTTCAGAACTACGCACCAACACTCTGGAAACTGTAGAAGAATACAACATCGAGCTGCTTGTCCCGGATGACTTCTCTACCACTACTGTCACCCTTCTGGAGCAACTCATTCACGAGTTCATTGTGGCCCGGATAATGGCAGACTGGATGAGCATCACAAACAAACCGGAAACCGCCACTTGGTTGGAGAAGGCTGATGATGCTCTTACTAAGATTAGAAGGTGCAAAAACAAACGCACGGGACGCATCCGGCGTAAGATGCACCCATTCCCTTGATGAATTTTACCTCTTTTCTTTTTCTGATAAAAAATGATGTTAGAAAAGGGAGCAGCCGTGATGGTCGCTCCCTTTTTGCAAAAAAGGCAGGGATGCATCACTGCGGCCCTGCCAAAAGACATTTATGAGAAGAAATCTTACCTTGGTTGATTGGTAAGTTTTGGTGTGTACTGTATGCTGCTTCCCCAGATGCTTTCATCGTGCGTAAGAGAGCAGATGAGCGCAATACGGAAGTATTTGTAAGGAGTGCCACGGAAATGCCGCAGATAATGGTCCTTGCTTGTATAGACCGGGAACCACTTCTTAAGGTCACGCGAGCCATACAACACTGTCGCTACATGGCCCTTCTCGAAATTGCCTCTGGTTATAATCGTATCAATGGTCTTGTTTATATCCTTCAGGGAGCCATCAAGTTTGATAGGACGCGTTATCAGGAATTGGCTGTCGCATACATCTCCCTCCTGAGAATAGTCCACGAGCAAACTTGTGCGTGTCATTGCATACGCTTCCGGATAAGAATTTACCTTTGACCGTATATTTGAATAAATCATTCCCCAGCTTTTGCTTTCGAGTGAATAAACATAGGCATATCCATATTCTGGATTGAAAATGATGATTTGCTGACGAGTGTACGCATATAACATCTCGCATCCTTTAAGATAATCAGTAGTAAACTTCTTTTCAGGAAACAACGGATGATTTGATTCGTCAAGAAATATCATCATCTTCTTTATCTCAGTATATAAAGGAAATTGTGTGAAGTCAAAAGGCTCCTCGTTATTATCAACAGTATCAGTGATACATTGCGTCTGTGAGCCAGCAATAAGCATTATTCCTCGGTCTGTTGAGAATAGTACAGCACTGTCAATCTGCGTAATTGATTTTGCATTTATACAGACATCACGAGTAATTGGCTGTCTTGCGGAGAATGCTCCAGTGGTAGCAGAAACTTCCAATGCCCATACTCCATCAGATGAAAAGGCATATAATGGGAACTGACCGAACTGGCCTTGTGATAATGCTTTTGCTGCAGAGGCCATTCCAATTATATGGCCTGTTCCAACTGTATTGATGCCGAGCAAAGGAAAAACGAATGGATTGTTTATCTCAGAAGTATAAATTTTGTTTCTTATTTCAATTATACGGTCTTTTGTAGATGATGGTGTCGGTGCACTTGAAGATTGAGTGACCGCTTCATCTATCGTCTTCCAACCACCAAAATAAAAGGCACCATTCAAAAAATCGTGTTTTGTCAATTGTACTTCATAACAGTAACTGAAATAGTTATATAACACTAATACCGCCTTATACGCATTTATATTAGGATAATATAGAAACAGAAATGGTGTCTCATATCCGAATTGACTACTTCCGCCATATACAACAATATCCCTTCCATCCTGCTTTATATAATAATATACAACTGCAGTATATCTGAAATCATCCCAAGCTGTAGGTGATGCTTCAGAATATCTCTTTATAAGTCCATTTGTATAATTAAATAATGTTGCCGCACTCGGGCCACCATATAACTGTTTTTGCAGATTAGCAATATTCAGCCTTGAATTATAAGGGAAAGCATATTCAGGCAGAAGTTTGTCATGACTATCATAGTCATCAGTCATCGCTTCTCTTGTAAGCAAAGATTGTAGATAATCTTCCGCAACCTCTATAACAGTACGACTGGTTTTCAGGTCATTAAGTTTAACACTTGTCAACAAATAAAAACTTGAACAATCACGGATTGCTTGTTTAACCTCCTCCTCACTTTTACTTGGCAGCATTAATCTTCCAGCAGGATATGAAAAATTGGTTGGGTCATAAGTGAATGCATATAATTTGCTAAACTTGTGTTTCTGATAGCGCAGTGGGTATGTTGAGGTGCTGGCAGCCTGGTTCGTATGTTTACAAACACAATAGCAATCAGAATCGTCCACTTTTACAAATTGTGTACATTCTCCGTTCTGGTCATAAGTGTAAATTGGAGCTGAAATAAAAAAATCTACTGAGGTAATAATATCAGACCAATTCAATAATGAACTCAACTGAGAACTGTTAACAACTGCGTAATCGAGTTTGTGACACATACTAACGACTCGTAGTGTTGCATTAGTATAAGAACCCTTCCCTGTTATATGTTCATAAAAAACCTGCGGAGCAAGGTCAGAAGAACAAATCATAAGCACAGGTGCAGAGTGCCGTGTAAGGGTTCCATCATAAAGACGATATGCATATCTGACAAGAAAAGGATATATGAATCGCCCTTTATTCGTGGATTCGTCCGCAATAAACTTATTTACTTTTGCAAGAACTTGATTTGTTATTTTAGTCTTGTTAGTATCAGAGAACTCGTTGAATATGCTTCCTTCGGAAATCGAATCGAATGAAATTGAAAATGAATCTGTCCTCGCCATTTCTCCCTGTAAGCCAAAGGATATGTCCAGTTCGGGCATAGTGCTTCCAAGATTCTTATAATCATCATCTTTCCATAGAAGATAATGCATTCCGTTTGTTGTCAAAACACAGAGAGTATTGCCTATTGATGTAATCTGGATTATAGATGAGTTCGAGAAACTTTTCGAAATCTGATGATAAGTGTTTTCATATGATTCTTCTATCCAGTCCATGACATCAGAGACTCGACTTATACCGATAAAATGTTTGAACTTGTTTGTCTGATGTACATATAAAACATCTCCCGAAAATGACACAACCTTTTTAGGCCCGGATACAGGTCGTAATGAACCTTTTTCCGGCATTAAATTCACAACTGCCGCAAGGTCTCCGTCCTGACACTCATAATCTGATGGCTGCGCCGTGTATCCGTTGTATTTCAATTCTGTTTGCATAGCATATAAACAAAAATAACTCCTGCGGCTAATGTAAATCAACCGCAGGAGAATACCATTTTATCTGTTACTTTCAAGATCCAGGGCAGCCTGCTAAAATGGCAAATCTGAATCTTCGCCCGGAGTAGGTTTGATTGTATCTTCAATCTTGAACAGGTCCAGTTTCACAGTCTGAATTGTTTCGAGGATATATGCCTCCAAATCGTGTGTCTGTGTGAGACGCTTTGCTTCTTTCAGCGCACTTTCGTAAGTGCCGTGTTTGTATTTGGGAGGATTCTGACCTTCCAGATACACCATCCAAAATTTCTTCTGTGCCATAATTATTGATATTAGCTTGAACTGGTAAAGAATTAGCAATCTGACAACGGAAAATGAAGTTGTCAAACGGTCCGGTGTCACTTCGCATCTTCCAATGCTATTTTTATTCGTTGTTCGAGAACCTCAAGATATTTCGTCATTGCTTCCTCCTGCTGTTTCATCAATTTCTTAGTGCGCTCCGGAAAAGAATCAAACCAAGGCGTATTAGTGAAGTCACGCAGTTTGTTCAATCTAACTGATAGTTCACTTCTTTCAACCTTGAGCCTGTCATTAAAATCTTCTACGCACTGATAGCTTTTGTCAAAGTCTGAAGGGAAAAGGTGTGAGTAATTTCCATCTTCATCTTTAATCAGGTACACCTTTTTTGTTTTCAATATGGCATGAATGGGGTCTATTTCAATGTGACCAACAATCTTTTCTGCCTCCTCAATTGAGACCAGAGCTGCCTCAACTGTTTTTGTTGTTATATACTTTTTCATATCAACTTTTCGTTTTGTTATTCAATCCTCCAAGCATCTTTGCCTGTGCGGACATTTCAGAGTTTTTTGTAAGTTTCTTCACCTCGTCCGGCATACTTATCATTGCTGCCGCAGAAGACATCACGACTGATTTGAAATTTTCATCGCGTGTCATCATAACAAGGAAGCTGGAGACAAGCCTTTTCAATTCCAAATCATTGTTTATGTGACATTCAACACAAGATATTCCGTCATCACCTATATCTATTTTCAATACAGTCTTCATATCATTCCGCATTTGTATTCGTCATAGTGATATTTATGCATGATAATATCGTGAAGCACGGCCCGTCCCTCTGCTGTCTCCGCCTCATCCTCATTGATGTCTTCCCAGCGCATTTGCCGAGCACTTGCCACCAATGCTATATCGTGTTCATTCATATATTCAAAGAATTTGATTTGTATTAAAAGAATCCCCCGGAAAATTCCGGGAGATTCTGACAGATGACTTACTCTTTCGATGCAGGCTTGCTTGAGCTGCGTTTCTTCGTAGCAGGTTTAGCGTTCTTGTCTTCTTCCGGAGCAGAAGTAGTCTCACTCTCATTTTGAGGCTTTGAAAGCCTGATGTGGTACAGCTTGTACAGCATTGTATCAGCATACTTGAAAGCGGTTTCTACATTTGCTTCAACTGCAGAAACATCTGTATTAGGATTCTTAAGCAATGCATCGAGTGCAGTCATTGCGTAATCCTCACGCTTGTCAGTTACGAATTTCTGGAATTGCTGACGCTGTTTCTCCTCTGCCATTTCTTTGGCAATTCTTTCACGATAAGCCTTCTGGCTTTCGTTGGCATCCTTTGCAGGGATGGTTGGCTTTTTGTTCTGCATAAATGATTGATAAAAAGGTTAATAAAAAGTTGATGTTGTTATGTGAATAACATTGGTTCTTCTGAAAGTTGCTCATCCACTTTCTTTTCCAGTTTCCGGGATTCAGCCAGGAGTTGAGATGCCAAAGGCGTATATCCGTGAAGTTTCCGCTCTTTGAAATATGCGGCCTGCTTGTTCCTCATCTCTTTCACATCATTCCGAAATTGATTCTGGTCCGCATCAATGCTCCCGGCAAACTCCGTGAGTAATACCTCCAGCTCGCCACAATCCATCCACCTGGATCCGGAATGTTGCGACACATATTCATCAATGAGAGATTGTGTTTTCTGATTCATAAGTCAAATAAACTTGGTTGTTGAATCACTTTATTGCCTATTCGCTCAATTCCGAGGCATTGCTGCTCGAATCTCTTGTTCATGGCATCAAAGTATTTCTTGTCTATTTCGCAGCCGTAGAAGTCAAATCCAAGCCCGTAGGCGGCAATCCGTGACGAGCCGGAACCAAGATGCGTATCAAGAATCTTCCATCCCGGTTTAGCAAATTTTTGCAGTAGCCAAACATACAAAGCAACAGGTTTTTGTGTAGGGTGTATTCGCACTTCATTCAATGCCTTGTTGCCCTGCATCACACGGCCTTCTGCAACGCTCCTACCTTGACACATCCCGTTCCACATAAACGGGAAGAGACGGACAGAATCAATGAGGTCGGTTGCGGCAATCTCACAATCAGAGAAACTTGAACTCTGATTGCATTTGTCCCAAACTATTCTTCCTGGATCAAACTGAAAATCGTAGTAGTTGCAGCCCCAAACAATGTAATGCCGGCTGACGCGCTTCAATTCGTTGAAATACTTTTCATCAGGAACTGTCCATTCTTTTGAGACACCGTAATTCACTCGTCTAACGCCTATGGTGGATTCTTTCTTACCATAATAGTCACGGCGTTCCGGGCCACTGAAATATGGCGGGTCCACCACGGCAAGGTCGAAGAAACCATCCGCGATGTCCCGCATATATTCCATACAGTCCAGATTGTAAACTTCGCTTATCATTTTGAAGCGTCTGCGGATTTTGTCTTCCGTCCGAAGGCAAAATCCGCCCAGATGTCAACGAACTGTTGTCCGGCATAAATGGCCAATTCCCGTGTTTTGAAGGCAAGACGGGAACCATAGTTCGCGGCCGCATTCGCCGAATCGCTGAGCGCATCCGCACACGCAACGCCGCCACACGCGCTCGCGTGGCCGCCCGACCGGAGCACCACACGGGAGCGTTCATCTTCTGTCATTTCATCTATCTCCTCTTGTGTGTACAGGTAGAACCAAGGGAAATAACGATATTCGTCTGTGGTGAATTGAGGCTCCCAGCCCTCATTAAGAACTTTGGCGATTGCCTTGAGTTTGATGTACGCAATCTCGTCCGGTTCGATGTCGAAGCCATCACCTCTCTCACAGTGGTCAAGCATTCGCTCTACTGGGTCATAGCCCAATTCTCTTACCACATCATCCCAGCACTTAACGCGCTCTGTAATCGGTCTGGTGTCTTTCGGCTCCTCGTTGAGTTCCGGAATAAGCATAGCAAGAATCCTCTTGCCTGATTCGCTGGCTGCATTGTACGCAGCTTTGGCATTTTCAAATTTGATTTCCATAATGATGTTGTGTTATTATAAATGAATGATTTCTTTCGCTTCATGGCAGATTTCCTCCAGTTTGGTTTTTAACTCGCAAACGCACTTGTTATAAGTTTCTGGGTCACGATTAAATAGTTCATCACCATAATACTTGTCAATTATTTTTTCGATTTCGCATTCATAGACACCTTCAATCCAATCACATACATCGCGTGCGTTTTTCTTTATGGTCTGAACTCCGAAGCGGTCAAGCCACCATTGCTTAATATCAGACCATTGAATAATCTTAATAGTTATTGTTTTCATTTATAGAATATTAAATTGTTTCAAGTATTCTGAACAAGAAAAATTTTTCCGCGGCCTATAATCCGCAAAAGACATCTTTTCAAATATCATTTTCTTGTTGACCCAACGAGCCATATCCTTTTGCCATTCCGGAACAGGTCTGCCCGGGTTATCCGGGTCTCTGAATGGCTGTGCGTATGGATATACCCTGCTTTTGTGATGCTGCTTTATAAGTTCCTGATTCTTTCTCCAGAAGTGATTTATACGATTGTAGCACTCGACAAAGTTGTTATTGAGCATTGTGTATAGGAAATACTGCCCTTTGAATCCGAATGAGTTTATCAATTCAATGGCCCTTTCGCATTCTCTTATCTGACCTGGAGTATCGCAACCGAACCTGATTCGGTAATCAATCCACTTGATTCTTGATAGCAGTGCAGCATTCTCATCATTAACGAGCCGAGCATCCAGTGCCTGATTGAAGTCTATTCGGTAACCTCTGTCAATGATTTTCTGAAGTTGTTTTAGCGCATAATCACCTGCTGCAAGTATGTTGTTGTCCATAAGCACGGCTTTGGTGCGTCCATCAACACAGATGTCATCAATGTCCATATAAGGCTTTACCCCCCCCCTCTTTACGAGGAACTACACACCATTTACAATGGTTCGGACAACCTCGTGTTAGAAAACCGTAGGCAGTATCCTTCGGAATCAAAGGATATATTGAGTAATCGAGTTTTGCTCTGTCAATGTATTCAGGCAGTTTTGAATGTATATCATAACCAGTTCCACCTTTAATGACTTCATCCGCATCTACATAGAAATCAATATCCGGAGAGAAGTTGAAGACTTTTGAGATATATACTCTATCGCAGTGTCCGGTAAACATCGGCTCATACCAAACGACCTCATCACCATTTGTCTTATGCCAACCGGCTATCTTGCAAAGCGCAATGTTCGGATAGATGGTCGCGCCGAATTTCTTTTTCTTGGCGTGACCATCTACATCAATAAGTCCTATTTTCATTTTGAACTGATTCTATCGCTTGGAAAATTCTGAACATAACCTGAGGCACAATGGCATTGCCATAGGCTTTTATTGATTCATTTCTCCATTTGTGGAAACCCAGGGAAGTTCTGTCCATAATCTTGGAAAGCCCATCATCTCTTGTGTGAACAGGGGAGACAGTCGGAAAGTGATTCCACCAGGTTCCTTCAAACCAAGTATCGTGGGAAGCGTGCTCAACTGGTCGTCCCTCGTCATTCCATTCTTGCGAACCATAGCATCCGGATTGTACGGAGGCTGATAGTCTCTCGCGGAAGGTGTCGGCAGAAGACCGCTGCCGGCCAATGCCGAAAGGCTCTGCCCCATCTGGGAGTTCGGATTGTATGTGTTCGTAAATTTGTCGCCCTCTCTTGCTGTCGGTGTTGGCAGGAGATCCAGACGGATGAATTTCTGCTGACCGTCCACATTGACTTTGAGACCTTGCGTCTCCGGTGTCGGAAGCATCAGACCTCTTTTCTGCGCGTAACCGTTGGCTATTTCCTGAGACAGTGTTCCGGTGCTGCTCGTCTTTGCCGCCGAACGCGGCAGGCTGTTCTTTCCATCGAAGGCCGTTGGTGTCTTGAGCATTATGTGCGATGAAGTACACTCTGTCTCTTCGGTGCGGTGCTCCGACAGCCGCAGCCGGTATAAGAATCGGCTGGACTTCGTATCCGATTGCCTCAAAATCTTTGCAGATGCGTTCAATGGTGAAGGATTCCTGGAGTCTGTATCTGTGAATACTGTCTCCCTCATCGAACAAAGTTGCTTCACATCCCAGGTCAGTGAGTATCCCACCTTCGACCATAGTGGTGATTCCAGCAACATTTTCACCAACGACCCAAGTGGGCCTGATTTCCGACACTGCTCTGAACATTTCTGGCCAGAGATAACGGTCATCTTTATACCCCCCCCCGTTTTCCTGCATAGGAAAAAGGCTGGCAGGGGAATCCTCCGGTAAGAACATCAATGTGTCCGCGCCACTTTCTGAAATCCGTTTTTGTGATGTCATCATAACTGACACTTTCTGGGAACCAGTATTCAAGCACTTTTCGCCCGAATGGATTTATCTCGCAATGAAATACATTCCTCCATCCAAGAAAAGCGGCGGCCACTTCCGGACCGCCGATACCGCTAAAAAGGCTTGCGTGATTCATTTGTATTTTCTAATCGAATTGAGTTTAAGGGAGTGAAGTGCAGAAAGCCTCCCCATTTTGTTAATAATCACAGCTGCACTTCTGTCGGTTCAGCAACCTTTGCCGCCGCCCTTACCGCCTTTGCCTTTGGTTGTTTTCTTACATCCCATAGCATCAAGATTTAATTGTTAAACATTAGATATATCCCATACGGGAGTTAGTCTTCATCGTCATACTCGTCGTCTTCGGAGCTGCGTTCCGGCAGGGAGTTCACATATTCGATGACTTCCTCCGGGGTCATCTTTTTTCTCGGGAGCCTCTCTGCCCATTCTTCGTTAGCGTCGTACAAAAAAACCATCCCAGGCTTGTACAGCCTGAATCCTTTGTTTGTCTGGAGCTCATATTCTACGACCTTGTAATCGTCAAAGAACGACAATAACTCATCAAATGCGTGAATTTTTCCAAGCAGGAACTGCCTCGTGTTATACTCATTCCTTTCGTCCTTGACCGCCTTTTCTGCGGCCTCCTTGCCTCTCAGGATGTAGTCCACCATACCGGACATCTTGTTACGGAATCCGGCCTGAGAATCGTGTAACTTATAGTATTCTGTTTTCTTCATATCCTTTCTCCTAATTTGATAACAAAATATTGCTTACCTGGCTCGGCTCCCCATTCTGGGTTGCCATAACCGATTAAAGAATCTTTGATTATAAAAGTAATAGTATGATTGCTGTATCCACGATGGAAACATACATAAATATATCCTCCTGCTATCTTTGACAGAGATTGAAGATTCTCACACTGATAAAATTGACAGCGAGGTATTGGATTAGGCTTATACACCTCTCCTACACCACACCATTGTCTGCATTTAAGTATCCGTTTAATCCAGTATGGAGTTATCTCCCTGTATTCCTCCTTCTTTTCGCCTGAGGCAATCATGTCGTACCACTTGCGCTTGAGTATCAAATGTAGTGTCTTCATAATGTTCGAATTTGCATTATTAGAGCAATCACAGAGAAAATCATTGATGCGGCAAATATAAATATGTATATGCCGGATTCAATATATAAGCCTTTATTGTCTTTCCATTTGGTGTCTCTCAATGTTCGTAGTCGTAATAGTATTAACAACATCAGCCATACAATCCATAGCACCGTAATTAGTATAGACTTACATTTCATATCCTTTCATCCTTTACCTTTTCAAAGTAAAATATAACTCTCTGCACATCTTCCTTGATAAGCCCATACTTGAGAGCAAGCCTGTAGTCGAATGGCCTGCGGACATTGCGCATCAGCATTTCGGTCAGGTTGTTCCGGAATGTCTCAAGGTCATTCATGCGCTTATAGTAATTGCACATTCGGCAAGACGGATTAAGATTGTCGATGTCATCGCTTCCTATCTCGTGCTGGTGCCACTTCTCGTTGTTGCGGTATTTCGGGACAATGTGGTCAACCTGCATATCTTTCATTTCCAGCTCGCATCCGCAGTATGCGCAGTGGCCATCAAACTTGTTATATACAAGTGTACGAGTTCTTTTATTCATTATATTGTCACTTCATAAGTTTCTGGACCAGGGAAACGACTGCGTTTTACTCGGAAACCTTCTTCACGAAGCCAATTCATAACTAATGCTTCGTATTTTGTGGGAACCTCTATTCCGTTATGCATGTGAAATTTTTCTATACGGCATAACAGCATAAATGATGCATACCCGTTTCTCCTTATTTGACCTACGATGGCATCAATGAATTCCTGTTTTCCAACCGGACACTTTTCATCCAGCTCTATTCGTAAACTTTCTGCTGCTGTCATATTTTTATTATTTATCTGAAATTACTATCTGTTTCGGCAGCAGATTCCAGCAAAAGAAACTGCTGCTGAATGTAATCTTGTTGTTGACGATTCCGTTATTCAGAAATTTGATTCTGTTACGGAACATAAGAAGCTGTAAATCTCTCTCCTTGAATAAGACTTTCGGTGCACTGTCATTAAGCCAGGTATTTGACATAAGGAGTGCAAACGGCTTGTTGAATGACAATGCCCTTTCAAAAATCTTCCGTTTGTTTGTGAAAGGTGGATTTGATACCATTATATCCCAATGTTCCGGCTCAAAATTAAAGAAGTCTTGTCCGTAGTCTATATGGGTGTTAATGACAACATATCCATTCTGGTTGAGGACTTTTACGAACTCGCTCTGCTGGTCATCAAACGGGCACCAGATAATCTTATCCTTCGGTAGAAATGTCATTATCTCCTTCACAACATACGCAGGAGTATAGCATTCATCATTGTTGCCCTTGCTATACAGAATCCGTTGGCTCATACTATCTGTCTTCTCGTCCATAACCATCCAGAAGTTGATAATATGTTGAGTTAAGTGTTTGACCAATCTTAATTCGTCCTGCCCCGGACAACATACGAGCCTGCACATGAAGTTGTGCAGCCGTCATTGTCTTGCATCGGGTAAGGATTTCAATTTCGAGCGCATAATCGGGAAGGATGCGTCTCGCTTTCTTCTCTGCTGTGATTTCTTTGATTATGTCGATGAGCATGGTACTGCAATATATTGTAACGGTTTCCCTTTAAGTAGCGGACTGATGATAGGCTTGACAATTTCAACATTCTCTCGCAGGAACTGAATGAGCCGTTCCGAGGCATACAACTGATTGTTACAGACCTTCCCCAGATACTCCGAATAGTTTATCCAGTTGATATTGTCACGAACCATATCTGTCAAGATGTCCTCAGACACATTATGTTCATATGCAAAGATGTCGAACAGTTTCTTCCACGCATCAAAGAAGTCTTTCTTGTCCTTCTTGAAGCGGACATCTTGGATGACATTCTTATTGTTATCCATCTGCTTCCACTCCAAACAGGCTGCAAGTCGTGTCGTAGAAGATAACTTTGCCCAACCACCAGTGCGAGCGTGCATCAGTTCATTGTTTCGTATGAATTTATCAAGCTGCTCCTCCGGTTTGAGGAAATTTGCAAAGAAGAAATGCGACAGAATCCTCAATTCGTCACTGAGAACTCTTTTATTCTTAGGTTGTCCCTTCCTTGTGATTGTCGCACCAGGAAAAGCGGTTGATACACTCTTTGATGTCTTTGATTGCGCAGGAACATCTGATGGTTTCTTCTCCTCCTGGATCTTATCTTTGTTTTCAGCCTGCGGATGCACTTCATCCTCTGCAAGAGAGATAACCTTGACATTAGCATATTTTGTCCTGACATCAGGTATCAGCATATATTCACGATACACTTGAACCTGCCTGCGAGACACGGCTTCAAAGAAACGCTTCTGTATGCCACGGGATGTAAGTATCTCGTACTTTTCATACATTGTCCGGTCAAAGAACTCCCGGGACAGACTGCTCTCAACGATTTCATCCAATTTCTTCAAATCGAAGTCCTTGCCACCTATACGCTTTACAAACAGTTTACGCTCGTCCTCTCCCCAGTGGCAATAGTACCCTTCCGAATCGTAAATCTTGCTTATGATGCGTAGCAGTACATAAGAGCCAAGATAACCGTGGTCCACCTCCACGAGAGCAATCTTGTCATCATCAAAGAAGTTCGTGTTGAGTGGGAAATATTCAATACCATTCTTCATAACTGTGTCAATATGCTATGTAGATAATCGTTGATTTCTTTCTGAAAATCATCAAGAGAACGGCATACGACATATTTGTAGCCGTATTGCTCAATGTGCTGCTGCCAATGCTTTTGAGATTCGCTCTGCTTACCCTTGTCGGTCTTCATCTCAATGAGAAGACCATAATAGCCGTTGCTGGCGACAAGTAGGATAAGGTCTGAAACACCTGCAAGCACACCTTCGGCTTTGAGTTTGCCGGCCTGTGCTTTTCCTCTTTGTCCTCCGTTTGGGACGGCAAATAGGTTAAGTGATAATTTGCTGTACTGGTATCGGAACCATTGCACACAGGCGACCTGGATCTGATGCTCAACATCAGAAGGAGGTCTCCGCTGCTTTGAGTTGACTTCCGCAAGAATCTTTTCGTAAACTGAATTATTATTCATATAGTTCCCAATTAGTTGTCATAGTCTTCAAAGAACGCGTCCATCAATTCATCGAAATATGCCTCGTCAGTCGGGATGTCGTCATCAGAGTTCATTATCTGGTTTGCGATGGATTTCTTCTTATGGATTATGTCGTACAACCTTGTGTCTATCGTATTCCGGCCCAAGAGATAATAACAAGTCACATTATCCTTCTGACCTATACGGTGTGCGCGGTCTTCACACTGGCAACAGTCAGCATAGGTCCACGGCAGTTCAATGAATGCGACATTAGATGAGGCTGTAAGAGTGAGACCTACACCGGCAGCCTTGATTCCGCAGATAATCAGTTTTCTGCTGCCCTGCTGGAAGCTGTCCACAGCAAATTGTTTCTGCTGCATACTTTCGCGTCCGGTTATTGACACGGCTTCTGGAAAGGCCTTGCTGATTTCGTCAACTATCTCGTGATGGGCGCAGAACAATATCAGAGGTTTGTCGCTTTCCAAGAATACACGGATGAAGTCAACTGTCTGTTTGACCTTCCCTTTCCCTGACAGGGACCGAAGCGTCATAAACTTAATCAGAGCCTTCATCCTCATCTTACGCCGTATCTCTCTGTCAGTGCAATTCTTGTATTCCCGAAGATACTGTGCGAGGTCTGACGCTGCAAGGCAGTATTCCTCACGGTTGGAAATGTCTATAATCAAATCCATTCTTGTCTTGTCTGGCAACTGCGTCAGGACTTTTGATTTCTCCCTGCGAATCATACATCTGCTGTACAACTCTCGTGACAGCACATCAAGATTTTCCCCACTTCCGTAGTCCTGCATAAACTTCGACATCCCTCCAAACTCATTCAGCCTCTCCATTATTGAGAGCTGCGAAACAAGGTCCCCAGGACGGTTTACAACCGGTGTTCCGGAGAGAAGAATTATCCATTCCTTTCCGCTGGCAATTCCCTTGGCAAACTTTGTCTGCTGCGCTCCTGGATCCTTCACTCTGTGGCTTTCATCCATAATGACAGACTTGAACATCCGGATATGAGAAGAAAACACCACATCCTTTACTCTGAATGTATCCTTCGTCCCGTGAATATCGAGCACAAAGAATTTCCGAAGGCTCTCATAATTCACGATTGCGACATTGAACATCTTCATCTGGAGGAGATACGGCCAAGTGGTACGGACAGTATCATCCAATACCAATGCCTTTTTGTTGGTGAATTTCTCGAACTCACGCTGCCAGTTTATCTTCAGAGATGAAGGGCATATCACAAGGCAGGGATATGCGTCCGCTATATCAACGATTCCAATGCTCTGCAATGTCTTTCCAAGGCCAGGCTCGTCACCAATAAACAGACGCTTCCAAGCAAGGCCCTGCTCGATGCCTTCGCACTGGTATTCGTATGGCTGTACTTTAAGGTTATGCTTCAATTCTTTCATTTGAATCTCTCCACTTCATCAATGATTTCCTGCCGGGTACTACCTCGCAGATATTTTGCGAGAATGACATCTATGCTGCGCTGATAGAACCTTTCAAATTCAGTTTCATCCATAGCTTCGAATGATATGCTTTTCGGAATGACAACCTGCCTACCCCCGTGCCAGACGGTATTGGCGTAGCCAAGGTCCAGCTTGAGGCAGACCGCCATATCATCAATGCTGTAGATGTCGAGCATCCTATGAACGCGTTCTGGAAGATTGTCAAATGTCAAACGGACAAGTGCCCAGAATTTTTTGTGAAATTCATAGTTCCTTGGTTTGGTGATTGTGCAGAGCACATCTTCGCCAATCTTCAAGCGGCATTTCTCATCATAGTCGCTGTCATACATCGGAATGAGTCCGCATTCAGTAACCCGGCAGTAAATCTTCATTGATAACTTCTATTTGTTCAAGTTGAGGCACCAATACCAGAAAGCAAGTTCCTCATACTTCTCTCGGCCCTTATTATAGATTTCGTCCCCACGATATATGTATTTCTTGAAAACGAGGTTGTTTTTTTTGCTGATGGCATAAATGAAATCCCTGTCTGTATTCTCAATGTCCATATACCAGGCACGGCTCCGGTCCCAGTCGAAAAAGTCTATTGATTCTTCAAACTCCTCCTGCGACGCAGCCGAAGTAGTCTTCAAATCTCCGCCGAAGGCATTCGGAATCCACCAGTCCCATTTACATCTTGTGTCAAGAGTAAAACCGAACTGACCATACTCAAACTGCTGGCAGTGACGGATGGACACACGCTGCGTATCTGATATTTCAAGCACTTTTGCAAGAAATGAATCACGCCTTGCCTCCATCTTCAATGCCTTGTGCATTTCAGCCGCGTGCCTGAACTCATCTTCACTGTAAACCACATCGTCAACGGTGTGAAGGTAATAGTTCACTCTTGACGGCTCGGTGATGATTGCATCTACAAGTGTTCCGAAACGGAAAGCGGCCTCCCGGTCCCCGAACTGCATTCGGGGATGAAGGAGGTCGCGCAGAGCTGTCAAATCGGAATTGCTCACTTCCGTCCGGTTGTAGTATTCGTCCGGATTGTGGTTCATACTATTTCGCTTTTACATCTTCCACATACTCCAGATGCTCACTTTCAATGAATCTTGGAGTGCCGACATCATTAGCCAATTTGTTGACAAGGGTTATCTGTTTGCTGAACTCTTTCGTGAGCTGCTCGACAGTCAAGTTCTTGCCAACGAACTCCCACCACATTCCAAAGATGTCAAGGAAGCCTTCAACATTCAGAACATTGACCTTCTTCTTAACAATTGTCTTGGACTGGCATGTTACTAATGTGCCACTTGCCGCATTGTTGAACAGGTCTCCGACGGCTGATGCTGTCTTTGCCGCCTCGGCTGCCTTACGCTCCTCCTCCTCTTTCTTCCTACGCTCAAGTTCGCGCTCGGCAGCTTCCCTGCGTTCTTTCTCCTCCATTTCGGCTTTGATTCTGGCGGCCTCGGCTGCATTGGCGGCCTCGGCTGCAGCAATCTTTTCCAGCTCAACTTTCTTTGACGGCAGCTTGGTGAGGAATCCCTCACGCTCATCTTCCAGAGCGAACTTGTATTGCTCCCGAAGTTGTTTGTCCATCAGTCTCTGTCTAACATCCTTTCTTATTGCAGCACATTCGTCACGAGACAGAAGAGATGGAAGTCTGACGGAACTTGCAAATTTGCTGTCCCAGTCTTCCGGCAGAGTTACTTGATAACTCCTGAGGATTTTATCAGTCTCCGAATAATTTGCGAGTGTTGTCCCGGCAAAGATGTCAGACAGATGGTTGATACGGACATTGATGGCTGCGTTTATCCATTGGCAGAACTCATCTTCACAATCCGTGCGGTACTGTTTGCGTGCCTGTTCCATCTGCATCTTACGGAGTTCCTCTGCCCTCCGGCGTTCTTCCTCCTCCCTTTTCTTTGCTGCATACTGGTTGCGGTATGCCTGGATCTGAAATGGGACGGAGCCTTCCTTTGAGACATCGATGTCATTCTCCATAGTGGTGAAGACTTTTTTGAACTGGTCGAACATCTTTGTGGCAGGAGAGCGGACCTCGTTGATTTTCTTCACAGTCGCTTTGGCCTTCGTGATGAACAGAGAAGCCTCGGAATCAAGTTCGTCAGACATCCCTTCTTGTTTGATTCTTTCCAAGAGGTTCTGTCCGTAATTCATACAGGCATTGTGAGATTTTACACTCACATCGTAAGCATTAGGTATCTGCTGCGCAATAAGGTCAACATCACTCTGCTTGATAACCATTAATTCATTTGCCATAATTTCACCATTTTGATGTTAAAATGCACCATCATCAGTCATTGTCTCAACCGATACCCCGGCATTTTGTTCAGCAGGCGGGCAGAATGTCTCCTGCTTTGGAGGCATAGCCGGTTGAGGCTCTTGCACGCCATAGAAGTCCTGAATCTCCGGTTTCGCAGGTTCCTGCTCTGTCTGCAGTTCGGTTCCACGGCCAATGCGGACCTTCGGATATGACTTGAATCCGTGCTTGATTACCTTGGCGATGAGGAATCCTTTATCAATGCTGCCGTTTGCACCGGAGGTGTAGAGTTCATTAGGTTTTCCCTCAAGATAGGTTCGTGACTGTTTGTCCCACTTGCGATTCTGCTTCGCGGAAAAATCAGCCAACCTCATCCAGTCCTCCTCGAACAAAACTGCGTAGTCGATGCTGTCATCATTCCTCGTTATCTTCATAAAGGCCGCAACGATGTGGTCTGATGTGTGAGGAAGATTGCATGTATAATTCACTGACTTACGGCCGTCATTGTCAGAGAATGAGAAGCTGTCCTCGCTGTAAACAAGCACCGGATTGTCCGCGTGTTTAATCTGTCCAGACCTTGCGCGGAGCACAAGTTCACCGTAGCCGGAGATGGTGAGGACACACCGTCCCTCGTACATTTTATTGCCAGCGCTGTTCGTACCTATGCAGTAATTTCTACCCTGAAGGTAAGCGAGAGCACGGACGCCAGGCTCAACCGAAAGGCCGCAGACAGCAAGGTCTATGAACGCGGTGAAGATGGAAAATGGTGTGCACTTGGCACGAAGTTCCTCTTTGTCTCCGAGGATGATGTCGAAGTAACGGCTTTCTCTTTCATAGGCCGCTTCTCCGCCCTCTTTCCAAAGAGTGTTGTAGAGATAGATGAAGCGTTCTTTGACTGCTTCATCGTGGACTACATCAATAGTCCTGAGTTTGCTGAGAGACTCAACAGTTAATTGTAGATTTGCCATAATCTGATGAATTTAAGATGTTGGAAAAATGGTGGCCACCCGTGTTCCGATGTGTACGGTTACCGCTCACAGAGCGTGGCCAGCTCAATATGTAGTCATCCGGCCTTACCCGGATATTAAAAGTCATACTTGCTACTCATGTCAGTATCGTGTTCACAATACGCGCTACCATATTGCTTATCGGCCTTTCCCTTTTGCGGGGCGAATTACGGTGTTTGCCGCAGTGTCCTCCGGTTCGCTATGTATCCGACCTTTTAGCCATGGGGTTGGCCGGGGCTTGCGCTAACGGTGCCATAAAGCAGCGATGCTGCATTTTTATCGAGTGGTGGGGAGGGAAGGAATCGAACCTTCCCAATGCATGAGCGACCAAATCTATATCGCCGGCGACTGTCCTTTACGCACTATCTCCCCGGTCGTGAGGTATCAACCTCACTTTGTCTTTCCGTAAGTTCCTACTGTCCCTTCTGTTTCCGCAGGCGTGTTCAGAAAGTCCCAGAAGTCCCTGTTTCGGTAATGTTCCTTCATTCGTTGACGGTATTCCCGGTATTCCTCAAGGAATTTTGTATGGATGTAATCTGTTTCCATTTCTCGTCTCTGTTTGCCCTGTTCACGAAGTCCTGCACTGCGAGTGCAACATCGTGTGTTAGTTTCCGAATATCCCTTACACGCATATCGAAGGTGAACACCGTTTTTCCATCCTCATCATCATACATACTGCCCCCCCGATTGTGATTTTCAGCCTTTTGGCATTCTTGATGCTCTCCACGAGCATTCTTTCTGTTTTTGAAAGCATACTACAGGTAATCTTGTTCTTTTCTTTGGAGTTCTCTTAACTTGGATGTTTCATATTCCAGCTTCCCGGGACGGACGCACGGTGTCACTTCACCTTTCCTGCGCCACCGCTCCACATTCGCACGACCGAAGATTTTGAATGCCTTTGCCTGAGTGATGAACACCGGGTCGGCTTCCTGGATCCGGATGTGCGAGGCGAGCCGTGCCGCCACATCACTGACGAACTGGTCGTAAGTGACCATCTTGTCCGGGAACTGAATCTGAACTATCTGCATAAGTCATCGACATTGATAGTACGCCAGATGGCGGCGAGGATTACGAAGAAACAGCTCATTATGATGCAGTGAGGAAAGAATATCCAGACCGGCACGAGAGCGAAGGCAATCAGCCAACACATAGCCCATATTCCCTCGTTGACCATCCGTACCATAGCGTGCAGAGTTTCATCTGCATTCTTATGACGGATGCCCAAAAGAACGCGTAGCCTGAGTGCGCGGGCATTGCGGCTGAATCGTCTGATACCGAAACGGAATGCTGCGTTAAGTTCCTTGAGGAAGGATTGTAATTCGAGCAAGAAGGATTTGATTTGTTCTCTTTTCATGATGTTGATTTTTAGAATCTTAACTTTTCTGGGATTTCAAGCCCGAAGGCTTCGACATAGTAGTACCGAGCTTCAAGACCTTCCGGAGACTGATAGTGCCTGAGTGCCAATCTTCCATCAATGTGCAGGACATCGCCCTTCTGGATTGTAGAGAGCAGCTCCGCACTGATGCCTCTGTCGCTTGATGTGGCATCGACCTCAAGCCAGATTCTTTCGCTGGCGATGTCACCGGATTCGTTGTAGAAGAAATTATCCACGGCCAGGCTGATGACTGCCTTCTGAACTTTGTCCATATTGCTGGATATTTGGATGGCACCGACAATACCCTGCAATTCAACTCTGTTGATGTAATTGCTTTTGTCCATAGCCTGAGAGTATTAGCGGACAACTTTGATGTAGATTCTTTCTTGAAGGACGGCATCGATGGAGAACCAGAAATCCTCACGGAGAAATACATCCCACACTTCGACATTCTCCTCGTTCTCCTCTGCCGGTACATGGCAGCGGATATACTGCGGATAATGTTCGGCTGCGGTCTTGCCATCTCTGACCAGACGGTTGCCGGCCTCAATGATTCGGAAGTAGTTCTGGACTCCAGCCTTCGCTGCTGCGATGGTGGTTTCTTCCATAAGGGTTTCGGAATGCTCGGAGAGTGTTCCGGTTTCAGAAGTTGCTTCGTAACCGAGTACAAGCACTTTCTTGATTCGTGATAGATTTGTGTTGCTCATGGTGTTATGTTTTTAATTAACGGGTTCTTGTCACTGTTACGGTGCGTGTCTCTCTGTCTGAAAGCGTCTCGAAGCCTTTGTCCCATTCCAGGCTGTAGGCGGAGCAGGCTGAACGGATGGAGGTCACTTTCTCCAATGGAAATCTGATGACATCTCCCACTTTCATCTCACGCAGGTGTTGGCGTACTGACTTGTGTTTTTTGTTCATAATCTTTCAACTTTTATTGTTAATTATTAACTTTACTCTGCGAAGGTAATTTTTTCTTGAATTATAATCAAGAAAAAGTTGAATTATTTTTCAAGAAAACTTTGAAATTATGGGCATAGGATTGATTATCAAGGATTTGGCAAGTCAACAAAATATTACCCTCGCCGACCTTGCAAAACGGCTCGGAAAGACAAAACAGGCCGTGTATGATATTGTTGAAAAAGAAGATGTTAGCACTGCAATAGTACGCCAGTGCTGTAAAATTTTCAATGTGCCTGCCTCATACTTCTTCGAGGAAGCAGGAGGCGGTAATGCAATTGCAAACGGTAATAGTGTGGCAGCAATAAACAGCGACATTAAGGTAGGAAACTCTTTGTCGCAGCAAGAAAAAATTGACTATTTGGAAAGGCTACTTGCAGAAAAAGAGAGAACGATACAGATACTACTGGAAAGGAAATGAGATTTGTTGCACTTGCATTATTATTTGCGTTCATCTACTATTTTGCAAATGGATTAGTTGATGGCTTTCTTTCAGAGAAGAATCAAGTTCTCTCAAAATTTGAAATACTGATGCTTAAATTGGCAATTACAGTTTTAGCAATTCTTGTATTGAGTTTGATTTCAAAATGTGGCTGTACCGTTGAAGAATATGAAAGTCCGAGCGGGAAAACTTCTATTGAACATTATGAACCAAGATTTTGACAAATGAACACCGACAGACTAAAGATGCTGATACAGTCAAGCGGACTGAATAAATTCCAGCTCGCCCAGAGGTGCGGAGTATCCCGGACCACTCTCGACAATGTGCTGTCCGGAGGTGACGCGAAGATGAGCACAGCCGAGGCCCTCGCAAGGGAACTCGGAGTCCGTGTCGGTTATTTGTTCGATGAGAGCAGCAGCGAGACTGACGGCCTGCTGTTGGAGATCCAGGAGCTGCGACGCGAACTGGCCAAGGACACACGGAAGTCAAGAATCGCTGTTGAGGTGGAACTTACTCCGGATGAACTTGAAGCAGCCGGTATAACCAGAAAACTGTACGAGAAACTGAAGAAAAAGGAGTGATGTTCAGAGCAACCGCCTAAATCATTGATATTCAAATCCCAATAAAAGCGGCGCAGGCAGCCATTGCACAGAGCAAATAATACTGAATCTGTTCCGGCTTCCTGAAAAGGAAACGGAACAGATTTTTCAAATTATAAAATTATGGTAAAAATCAATGTTGGAGGATGTTCCTCCTTTGTTAAAGATTCTGAGTATAAGGAATATCTTGAAAAGGCATTCGCAGCTTACGACGTTCTCGAAACTGAAAGCGGAGCCGGAAACGATTTCCTCGGATGGAAGCATCTTCCGTCACAGACTCCTGAGTCTCTGGTCAAAGCTTGCGAAGACGTACGTGACGACTGGAAAAACAGAAATGTTGATCTCGTGGTAGTTATCGGTATCGGTGGCTCTTACCTTGGCGCAAAATGCGCTATCGAGGCTCTTTCCCACAGTTTTGCGAGAGAGATGAGGCAGTCCGGTGCTCCTGAGGTCGTTTTTGCCGGCAATAACCTCTCTGAGGAGTATGTAAGCGAACTTATCGACTTGATGAAGGTAAGAAACGTGGCTTGCGTGGTGATTTCCAAATCAGGTACCACTACAGAGCCTGCCGTAGCCTTCAGAATCGTGAAACAGCATCTTGAGGAGACCTATGGTCAGAAAGAGGCTGCTGCACGTATTGTAGCTGTTACTGATGCCCACAAGGGAGCGCTCAAGACTCTCTCCACACAGGAAGGCTACAGGACATTTGTCGTTCCTGACAATGTCGGAGGCCGTTTCTCTGTGCTTACTCCGGTAGGTCTTCTGCCGATCGTTCTTGCAGGTTTCGATATCCGTGCCCTGCTCGAAGGCGCCAAGGAAGAGGAAAAGGCTCTTGCTGAGAAATCAGAAAAGAATGCGGCTGTAGAATATGCTGCAATGCGTAATCTTCTTCACTCTGTCTATGGCAAGAGTGTTGAGGTTCTGGTTTCTTTCACTCCTAAGTTCCAGTATCTCGGCGAGTGGTGGAAACAGCTCTACGGTGAGTCTGAGGGTAAGGACAAGAAAGGTATCTATCCTGCTTCAGTGGTCTATACTACCGATCTTCACTCACTCGGCCAGTTCGTCCAGGACGGCGCAAGGATTATGTACGAGACTGTGGTCACAGTGGAAAACAGCAACCGCAGCGTAGTCATCGGCAGCGATCCTCAGAACCTTGACCAGCTGAATTACCTTGCCGGCCAGCACGTGGAGCATTGCAATGCCATGGCTCAGCTCGGAACCAAGCTTGCCCACATCGACGGCGGCGTTCCTCAGATGGAAGTCTCTATCGAACGTATCAATGAAAAGACTCTCGGAGCTCTCTTCTATTTCTTTGAATTTGCCTGTGGCGTAAGCGCTTACATTCTCGGAGTCAATCCGTTCAATCAGCCTGGTGTCGAGGCCTACAAGAAGAATATGTTCGCATTGCTCGAGAAACCTGGTTTTGAAGAGCAGACCAAGGCCATCAAGGCACGTCTCTCCGAATAA